GAGAAATCCACAGAAATTTTTAGAAGAAATTACAAAAAACAATGAAGTTATGAGTAACCCTATGGCGAAAAATGCTATTGAGATGTATAGAAATGGAGATTCAAAAGGATTACAGGAATTTGCAGAAAACGTCTGCAAAGAAAAAGGAACTACACCAGATGAAATAAGAAAATCAATTATGCAAAGATGCAATTTACGTTAGTACATTTTGGGTTGTGCGCTTAAAACTAGTTTCCCATTTGTAAATAAAACAATGGAGGTAAACAAAATGTTTAACGGAAATTCACCTAGTCTTGCCGATATTGCGGCAGTGACAGGAAACAACAAAGACGGCTGGGGCGATGGAAACGGCTGGTGGGTCTTGATTATCTTGTTTGCTATTTTTGGCGGATGGGGTAATGGATTTGGCGGCGGTTACGGCAACGGCGGTGACAGAGCATCCGTTCCTTGTGCTACACAGGCAGATGTTAGAGCCGCAGTAGACCAGCAGACGCTTATTAGCAAACTCGACCAGCAGACATACGGACTGGCAGACAGTAACTATGCGCTGAACAACACAATCAACAGCAATTTCAGAACTCTTGATAACTCAATCTGTACGCTTGGTTTTCAGAACCAGCAGGGATTCAATGACGTATCTCATCAGATTTCCGACTGCTGCTGTGCAACAAGAGAAGCTATTCAGGGCGTGAATTACAACATTTCAACGCAGACAAACGCACTCCAGAACTCTATGTGCAACAATACAAGAGATATTATCGACAATCAGAACGCAAACACAAGAAGCATCCTTGACTTCCTTGTAAACGACAAATTGTCTACTTTGCAGACTGAAAATCAGAACCTTAAATTGGCGGCTTCACAGTCAGAGCAGAACCAGTATCTTGTAAGCCAGTTGCGACCTACTGCCGTACCAGCTTACATCACTTGCTCACCTTACCAGTCCGCTTATGGAGTAGGTCTTAACAACGGTTGTGGTTGTTGCTAATATGCAGAAGAATCAAAACAGAATATCAGAAAAACTCGCCGAACTAGGCTGATTATTACTCTATGGGATAGGTCTATGGCTTATCCCATATTGATTTTTAGGAGGTAGATTATGAGTAATTGTAAAAACGTATGCAAACTTTGCAAGAAATTGATTATAAGTCAGGCAGTAAATTTTACTGCCGGTACTGGTCTTGTTATCCAAATCCCGGAAGGAAGTTATAACGATGGTTCAAAATATTGCATTGTTGTGGCACAGAGCATTCCGGCAGAAACAACAATCTCTGCTCCGGTATATATCCAGATTGGAACTGGTACGGTACTTTATCCACTGACAAAATGTGATTGTACGCAGGCAACGGCTTGTAGTATCAGAACAAGAACAAAATACAGTACAAGAGTTGAAACCACGTCAAATAGCGGGGTTTTCAAATTGCTTGGAAGAATTGCTTGCGCCCCAGACAACAGATTAAATGCAATAAACGGTGACGGAACTATTGTTACAACCGGTGGAGGTGATTGAGATGGATATTAAAAGAATGCATTGTATGATTGAAAAACTTTCCGAATGTGCCAAAAGCGAAATGGAATCTGGAATCGAAAATGTTGATACTTGCGAAATGGGAAAAGTAGTAGACATGATGAAAGATTTGTCGGAAGCAATGTACTACAGAACCTTGACAAAGGCAATGGATGAATCAAACTTGGAAGAAACGCTTGAAATGTTTGAGCGTTACGGAGACGGAAGAAGATTTTATGACAAATACCGATACGCTGACGGAAGATTTGCTCCGAAAGGACGTGGAACGTACCGTAGAGGATATGACGAACCATACTACCATATGACACCGGAAATGTACCGGGAACATGACCCGGAATGGTACAGAGATATGGATAAAAACAGAGACGGTCTCATGTATTACACTGATACCGGAATGGATAAAAACATGAAGATGAGAGATTCCAGAGAGGGCAGGAGCGGAATGAGCCGTATGGCGTACATGGAATCAAAAGAAATGCACAAAGCAGACACACCGGCGGATAAGCAATACAAAATGAAAGAATTAGAAAAGTACATGGGTGAATTATCAAAAGACATTACGGAAATGATTGCGGATAGTTCGCAGGAAGAAAAAAATTTACTCAAAACAAAAATGCAAACATTGTTGCAGAAGTTTTAACAAAAAGAATTAAAGGGGCGTAATTGCCCCTTTTTGATTGGAGTGGTTAAATTTGTATACTATGAATGGTTTTGTTTGGAATATAGTAACAGTATCACCGTATAGCAATATGCTACAAAGAAGTGACGGAAGTTATACTTGCGGAATGTGCGATAGAAATAATCAAACAATTTATATATCAAATATTTTGCGTGGCGGTTTTTTACGCAAAGTTTTGCTACATGAGATATGCCATAGCGCAATGTTTTCATACGGAATTGATATGACTTTGGAGCAGGAAGAAATGTTTTGCGACTTTTTGGCAACATACGCAGATGAAATAATTAGCATAACAAACAATGTATTCCAAACATTAAGAACTGCATTATAGACAAATATAGTCAAATATGATAATATACAATCAAAAATAAAAGAGGAGGGATTGCTCATGGCTTTGATTAAATGCCCGGAGTGTGGGAAAGAAATAAGTGATAATGCAAACAAATGTCCAAATTGTGGAAATCCCATGTATGTAAAAAAGAAACATTCTCCGCTTGGAATAGTCAGTGCAGTAATGTGCGGAATATCAATATTATTTCCAACACCGGGATATTCTACGATACTTGCCGTTCTTGCTATGTTATTGGCGATAATTGATTTAGTAAGACAGGGGAAGAACAAATACATTATTGATGATTGGGTTGTTATTGTGATTGGTTTGCTAAATATTTTTGTTTTTAGGTTTTTGATAAAATAGAATAGGGGGATTCAGAAATGTCATTGATAAGATGTCCGGAGTGTAAAGGTCAGGTAAGTGATACGGCAGAGAGTTGTCCACATTGTGGTTATATAATCTGCAAATCAAAGGAATTGAAGAATTCGTTCATTGCAAATATGTTAGCGGCAGTAACCAATGTTATTAGTTTAGTTGGAATATTGGTCGAAGAATATTATCTATTGGCACTTATTCCGCTCGCTTGGACGATTGGTTTTAAATGCTATAGCTCATTTAGAGCAAACGAGGGATATGATGTTCAATATTATAAGAATCTTACGAAAGATAACTTAATTGCTTTTCTTATTATCCTTTGTTTTTCTGTGTTTTGGTATATAATGAAGAGCGGTATTTTATTTAGTTAGTATAGAGAAAGGTTGTAATTCATATGTGGAAAAGACTTTTGATAGTTATTTTGATTTGCGTTATATTCTTAGCAGTTTTTTATTTTGGCAGGTCATGCGTGATTGTGTATGATACTGGAGATAATATGCAGAGAGTAAATGAAATGCTTGATAACTAGATTTATTGGATAGAGACAGTATAATTTTATATTGTCTCTATTTTTTTTGCATTTAGGGGTTGACTTATGTGCGTACATAATTTATAATGATTTATGCAAGGACATAAATAGAAAGGAGATGATAATTTGTCACCAAGAACTGGTAGACCACCATTACAAGACGTTTCCAGAACAGAAAAACTCAACATCAGATTAACAAAGCAAGAGAAACAAGATATTGAGTATTGTTCAGAAAAATTAAATCTATCAAGGACTGATACAATAATAAAGGGAATTGGACTTGTAAAAAAGGAAATTGAAAAATAAAAGAGTTGAAAAAAATTGCAAAAAGAATAGAATCAAAATCGAAGTAAAGATTAGAAGAGGTGATATAAAATGAAAATTCCATATAGCGATAAGACAAACGAAGAATTATCACTGATTTATAAAGATTATGTTGTTTCAAAAAATGAAGGAATAAGATGTGAAAGTTTTGTTCCTTATGCAAAAGAAATCAAAGAAAATATAGGTGGAGACTTTACTTTAGCTGAAGCAATTAGACTGGCAAAGTTAGATTTTTTTGAAGAAGTATGTAATAGATTTTTATAAGTAAATGACGATTTCTTTGCAGGAATTAGTTGCGAGGAAAAAGAATAAGAAGAAATAGAAAGGGATGTATGTTATGAGCAAAGAAGAAATGATGAAAATGTTATTAGAATCTGAAAAACTTGGTTTGCAGGATGCCAGAATATTAGAAAAGCGCGGAGAACGCTTATCAGATGAATACGTGAAGCGTATGTATGAAAAATACTTTCACGTGAAAGATGAAAGGGAACAGTGCTACGACGGCATCCTTTTCATTATACACTCCAAGGATAGCATTGTAGCCACAATGCGTAAGTTGTATGGAGATATTGATAAAGCGTCCTCATTTTTCTTTACGTGCGAAATTTCAAAAGAGGAGAACATTGAAGCTCATAAGCAGGAGCGAAATGACCTCAAGGAATTAGCAATTGATAAATTGAAAACATATGAGGAAAAATTTGACCCAGAAAAGGTTGAAGAGTATTTAGAAAAAATTACGGACAGAAATAGTTCTGTTTCACGTGATTTCTGTAAGCAATTCAAGGATTCATTGAGAACGCTTAAAGAATGGTCTAATCTTTAAGAAAGTTTAGTTGTTTTAGTCCAATATTAGTTCAAGATTAGTCCAACTCGTAATATAATAATAAGAAATAGGAGCCTAAATTATGGAAAAGGCTCCTACTTTTTTGTCTAATTGGCAACCGGGGGGGAGAAATAAATGGTTGCCGTATTATATTGGCTTTAGACCTTTACAGTGTACCATACAATTAGATGATACACAAATGGTTTTTCAATGCGTTCTCAACACGTTTTTCACTGATACTGATATATCTTTGCGTTGTCGAACTGGATGAGTGCTGTAGCAGGTGACGCACCAGTTCAATATCATAATCGTTATTTAGATACATTTCCGTAGCGTAGAACTTCCGGAAACTGTGAGTTGATATTCCGTCAATTCTAAAGAAGTCAGCTACAATTTTCAATTGCTTCTGTACGGCTCTTTCGCTGATTGGAAAGATTCTTGCGGTTGGTGCAATGCCGTTATCCTCTGTGTACTGCTTTAAGAATTGGAATAATTCAGTTGGAACCGTGAAGTTTCTTCCCTTGCCGGTTTTCTGCTCTACAATATCCAGATGATAGCGACCGCTCTCGTATACCACGTCTGAAAGCGTAAGGTGCAGTATATCAGAGATTCTAACTCCGATGTTTGCTTGCACTACCAGTAATGTAGCAAGCCGTTTGTTTGGCTTGAATACGTGTTCGCCGTAATTGAAGCCCTTGCGGATTGCGGTTATGATTTCTTTGTAGGTTTCCTTGTCTAATGCTTTTGTCTTTTTGTTCATGATGAACACTCCTTTCTTTTTACGCCCGGTAAGCAAAATATTTTGATACCCCCCTACCTTTCATATTTTCAAGGTTGGAGAGAGATTTTTTGCGATTTCGGAATTTTCGCCCGATAATGCAAATTTTTTGATACCCCCCGGGGTTGCTAATTTTTATAGTTGCATGGTGAATTTTTTCAAATTGATTTATATTAACAGTTTTTGCACTGTTTTTTACTTTACTGATTTTAGATACACTAAATAAAGTCTTGCCATTGTGAGACGTTCCAAGGCTCCTATTTTGCTTTTTTATCTCGTGAGCCTATAAACTTGCTATAGATATACAAAATCAGTATACGGCGAATATAAAGCGTTGTCAAGGTGCTATGTATTTTTGCATCCAAACCAAACCGGAACAAATCCGGCAGGGGAAAAACAATCTTTTGTTTTTGGTATCACAAACACACCGCCGGAGATTTGCGAAAAACAAAACGGCAGCAGGGCGCGCCCACCAAAAGCAGGCAGAGCGCACGACAAAAAGCCGGAACGCATCCGGCTAATTGTGATAATAAATGTAAATTGATAAATAAAATCCGCGCGGCTCAACCTTTATCCCGGCATAGTGCCTTGACACGTGCCGCCGGATTTCTGCCAGTGTTGCGAATTGTTCCGCCGTTGGTGTTTGTCCTTGGTATGGCGTTGATACCTCCAACGCTTCACCACCTCCTACAAATCTTTTTTCCTTTTTACGTCTTCCGCTGAATGAGCGAATGACTGCATATAATGATATGCCTTATCATTGCTCCCCGGAACATCAAAGCCATTTTCACGGAGAAGCTCGGCGGCTGTCATTAAGTAGTGGTTTCCGTAGCCATATGTTATATCGCTTTTCAGCTTTTCGCCATTAACAACAACCGTTGTTGTGTGGTACGTGTTCCCGTAGGATTTCTGAAACCATCTTTTCCCGCTAATTTCTAAAGTTTTAATTTTTTTCATTGTTTTTCACCTTTCCTATATGTTATAATATAGGTACCTTTCTTTTTTGATTGGTGGCGGTTCGTTCTTGGTAGGGGCGACCGCCTTTTTTTATTTGATATACATATAATAGCAAATATAAGGCACAAAAACAATATACAAAATACACAAATATAAGGCACAAAAATTGTGCAATATGTATAAGGCACAAAACAATAAAATATATTGACATATAAGGCACATTATTATATAATAGAAGTAATTAAAAAAAGGAGGTTTTACACATGGAAGAAAAAAAGACAACGGAATCCCTAAGAAAAGCAGTAAAAAAATATGATAGCAAGTTTGAGCGCATAAATTGCCGCTTTGCAATAGGGACAAAAGAAAGGATAAAGGCGCTAAACTATAGCAGTTGCAACGATTTCATAAAATTAGCAGTTGCGGAAAAGCTGGAAAGGGAAGAAAAAATTTTGAAATAAGGCACAAAAAACGCTTGACATATAAGGCACATTATTATATAATAGATTTATCAAATAAAGAAAGGGCGGCTTTTTAGCCGTCTTTTTTTTGCGTTTTTGTTATCGTTTTGTAATCAACTTGTAATCATGTTGTACACAGTTCTGTTATCAGTTTGTAACCAATCTGTTATCGTTCTGTTTACAAAGTGTAACATAGAATAGATAAGCTTAGATAAGGTTAGAGAAGATAAGTATATATATATAGTCGGGCAGATTCCCCGACGCCGCACCAGGATTTATAAAAAACGGCTCGAACTCGACAAATAAATATTATAAATTTATTATTGACATGGAGCTATATATCGTGTATAGTAAGGGCAGATAATAAATACTGCACTGGAAACAGTAGCACACAGACGGCAGCATATATAAACGCTGACGCAAGAGGATAACTTTTTATTTTTCTTGTGTTGGCGTTTTTTTATTTTTTGAATGTTTGGAGATGATGTTGTGAAAGATAATTTTGTTAAGAGCGAGATAGGTATTGAGGTATACCAGAACGATATATATAGGCTAGTGGATGAGTATATAGAAACTGAACTAGATGGAGATACTGAAAGCGTAGCTGATAACTTTGTATCTATGATTTTTTACATTGCCGATAATATACAAAAGCCTAGTAACGATAATATAGAATTACTGGATAATATATTTAATATTTATGTCCGTATATGTGCTAAATATAAAGTACTGCCAACACTGGAGGTATTTAGTTTTTTAGTTGGTATTGATAGAAATACCTTTACAGATTGGTCTATGGGTAGGTATAGGGTTAGTACAGCACATGGTAGCACAGTCAAAAAATGGTTTGATATTTGCAAATCTTTCACGCTTAACCGCTTGCATAACCAGACCGGCACAAACGCCAACTTGATTTTTATTGCAAAGGCGGCTTACGGTATGGCTGAGACTGCTCCAGTGCAGGTCGGCAATCAAAACAGCCAAGCATTAGCAGATAGCGAGCTTCCAAAGTTGACAAATCCGGAACAAGAAGTCATTGAAATCGAACAAAAAGACGGATAAACAACGGAAAAACGTTAAAGTTCGTAAAATTGTAGTTTTACGAACCAAACAAACAGAGGACTAGCAGCCTACCCCCTACCCCTCTATTGGGGGATTAAAAAACCGCCTACTAAGTCCCCCATACTCCCGAAAAAATAAAAAAGGGGTTTTTGAGAATGGAAAATGAATTGCTAAAAACGGAATACTCAAAGGCGTTTGACGATAAGCGGAAAGCGTTGATATGTCAGAGTTATTACAAATATGGCAAGGCAAGTAGAAATTTTGCAACCGGAAATGTGGATGCGATTGGAAGTCTTAAAAAATGTCTTGCGAAGTTTGAAGAAACTGGAAACACAGAATATCTTTGCGACGTAGCAAATTACGCAATGTTCCGTTTCATGTTTCCGCAGAACGGAGAGTATTTCAAGAATACGGATTCGGATGGTTCGGCAGGAATTGTTGGAATGAGTGTAAAAGAAATGGAGGACTTCAAGGATGGACGATAACGAAAAACAGTGTTGTGGAAATTGTAAATATGCTGCATATAGCCGTGAGAATGGTTATGTGTGCGAGAATATGAACAGTGACTATGCATCTGATTATGTCGAACACGACCACGGATGCGAAGAGTGGAGGAACCGTGATGATTAGTTTTTTGATTCGATACATTGCTGTGGTTTATTTTGGATTCATGGTGGTAGTTTCGTTTTTGAACATAGTGTTAGGCGAAAAACCACGTGAGAGAATAATATCAATAATCAATTTTTGTACGTCCATTGTGGCGATATATTTTATAACTCATTAAGAGTTTTACCATATCTCTTGAACTCTTAAACGTGATAAGGAGTGCGAATCACAAAGAGGGGCAATGTATATCCGTTCTAGCCGAGAGCGAATCGGAATACAACACCGGCAATTCGGTGTATATGGTTTGTTCATGTTTTTTGCTTTTGCATGAACCTTTCTTGACCCACTAGCGGAAAGCTGATTAAAGGACCGTCACAAGGTCCGGTGGGGTTTATGGTTTCGTTGCGATAGTTCCCAGTGTCCAAAGTAGCCGGACGCAAAAGAATCGCAACAGTGCGGATTAAAACACAGATGCATGTATGCCAATCCGTACTTACGGCGATAGCATAATGGATAATGCGTTGTGTAGAATCCCACTATACACAAAGAATCGTGGTTCAAATCCACGGTTGCCGATTAGGTGTAATTTCCTAAGGGAAATATCCAAAGGTAAGAATGTTCCAAATTTGCAAATAAGGAATGTAAGCCTTATGGGATTGCAATACACCTATTTGCCGATATAACACTAATCAGGCAAGGGAGCAGTTTGCTAAACTGTCAGTAGTCGTTATGACGTTTTGGTTCAAATCCAAATATCGGCGTTTCCCCGATAGAGGGGATGATACAATGCAAAGGTACCTAGAATTTTCCTGTTTTGCGATATAATCATTAGTCATTTGAATGGGTGCCTTTGCTGATGTGTGGCGAAAAGGGTAGACGCAGGAAACCACAAGTACAATGCCAAAGTGAGCCGAAAGGATATGGACAAAGGCATCATGTGAGGTTCGATTCCTCACCACATCAATGTTCCGGTTCGCTACCGGATAAGCAAGCGTTTCGGTATTCCTTGCTGAAATAATTAAAATGCTTGTGTTGGTTGTCTGACAGTAGAGTATGGACAGAATAGTAATAAGTGACCAGATAATACTTTCCAACACAAGAAACCGAATATAACTGGAGGTGTAAAATGGCAAGAATAGAAAATATCAAGGTTTTTGGAATTGAAGATAGTTTTAAGGCAAGCAAATATCCGTTTGCAGTAGATATAAATGCTGTGAATGACGAATTTACCGATAGAATTGATAATCTTGGAAGATGTGACATAGGCACAGGGCATGACAATTTCCTTAACGGAGTGATTGTTCAGTTTGATTTGACATTCAGCAATAAGGCGTGGGTGGAATTGCAAAGATACCACTTTATTGACTTTGTATCGAGTCAGTCAACAATGCACTGTATTAGCAAAATGGATATTAAGTGTATGTGCAACGGTTATGTGTCTGATGCAGTTATCGCAGAAGTCGAGAGATTGAAAGAGATTTACTTGAAAACAAAAGACAGCGAAGATTATTTGCAACTGTTATACAATATTCCGTCTGGATTTGAGTTGACTGCGAGGATGACAACAAATTATCGCCAGTTAAAGACGATTTACAAGCAGAGAAGAAATCACAGACTACCAGATTGGCATATATTTTGTGATTTTATTGAAAAATTACCACATAGCAAGTTGATAACTGGAAAGGATGATTAGGCATGTGTGAATTTTGCAAAAACATTTATACCAAAGATTACACAAGCACAAAATACAAAGATTACATATACAAAGATGAACACGGTGTTTATATACATTTTGCAACCGGAGATAGTTTTATGGATTTTGATTATGAAATCAATAATTGCCCTATGTGTGGTAGGAAGTTGGTGGATTGATGATTACACAGCAAGATGTTCACAACCATATAGTTTTAAATGCAAATGATTGGCAGAAAAGATACTTGTCTATGCAATGTGGAAATGATGTTGAAAAATTAAAAGAAGTTGAAAAAAGTATGGCTAATATGGTAAATGGTGTTGTAAAGGCATTGAGAAATAGCGGTGTTGATTATTTAAACAAGATTGTTTGAGGTGGATTATGAAACATGAAAAGGAATGGTATACTTGCGACAGGTGTGGGAAAGAGATAAAAGTAGGGCTGTTGTGTATGAAATCAATCACACAAAATGGCATATTAAATATTACCTACGATTTATGTAATAAGTGTATGGAAGATTTTGAGAGGTTTATGAGGAATGAAAATATCAATAAAAGAAATAGTGCAAAAAACGGTTGATGAAGCATTAGATAATGCCACAATCAGCAACATTCCGTTTCGTGAATGGATTGATAATGTGAATAATGCTTATGCAAATAAAAAATGCAACCTAACTTCCTGCCGATACAACGCAGATGGCAAATGTACAAACGAAGAAAAGAGAGAAGAATGCGTCGAAGTTTCAAGAAAGGTGTTGTGCATAAATGAAGAAAACAATAGGTTGCAAATATGATTATGGTTACAGCCCTTTATACGTTGTAGATTTGCTTTATTGGAAAGGATAGTGAAAATGAAAATGCTGTTTAGATTTATAAAAAACATAAAGTCTTTTTGGAAATTCTACAAGGATTATGAGTACAACGGAGAAGATTGCGAATTTATCGTTGACAATTATCAAGAGGTTTTGTGTAGCAGAACAAGGACAATGAGTAAGCCTACATATCGTGCATCGGCTGTAATAGCGGAAATAGATGAATGGTATAATGAATCTTTGAAATCAGTATATGGATGCGAGCCAATTGAAAAAGAAAAAATCAAGATAATATCTGACGGAGAAACCGCAAAGCTATTTATTGATGGTAAAAAAGTGCCGGGTAAAGATGTTGAATTACATTTCAGTGCCCATGCAGGAGAAGAACCAATGATTGTAATTGATGCAAATTGGATAAAAACAGATGAAAACAATGTACCAATGTTAAATGAGAAAAGGACGGAAGTTTTAACAGAAGGTATTAAGATAAATTGTTAGGAGTGTGTCATTATGAAAATAACAGAAATGAATAATTGCATTGAAAAAATGAGAGAGTGTTACAGTTTTGATGATGATAAAACGGAAATATGGCTTGGAGAAGATGTGCGTAGTTCATGTAATAGATATATTTCTGTTTGTACAAAAGATGAAAATGGAACACAAATTGAAATGACAAGGCGTGCAGATGAATTAGTTGAAAAGTAATTTCCGATTATCGGAGGAAAGGATAGTGAAGTAAAAATGAAAAAGATACCTACGTTGTTTGAAAGAAAATATATAAGCAATTGCGTTGTAGAAACACTTCCGATTGTAACAAAAGGTATGGAATGGGTTTTGAATGGAGATGGAGTCGCAACGGTAAAATTTGATGGTTCATGTTGCGCGATTATCAACGGAGAATTTTACAAGAGATATGACGCAAAGAACGGTAAACCAGTTCCAAAAGGAGCTATTAAATGTCAGGAAAAGGCAGACCCAATTACAGGGCATTTTCCATGTTAGGTAAAAGTTGATGATAAGAAACCGGAAGATAAATGGTTTATTGAAGCATACAAGAACGCTATTGATGCTGGAAAAATTGAAACCACTAATAGCGGATTTGCGAGCGGGAAAATAAGCGAACACAGAGAGTTTATTTATCCCAAAATGCAAGATGGAACTTATGAAGCGATTGGAGTTCATTTTCAAGGAAATCCATATAACTTACGATTTGATACGATAGTAAAACACGGAACAATAACCATAAATGTTGAAAGAACATTTGATGGAATTAAGAAATATCTATCCGAACATTACATAGAGGGTTTGGTATTTTGGAAAGACGGTATTCCTCAATGCAAAATTAAAAGGTCGGATTTTGGATTTGAGTGGAACAGTAAATAATTAAATTTCCGGCTAACAAACGGAGTTAGTCGCTAACCTAGAAAAATTATAGGCAGGATGCCTATTATAGCATCTCTGCTTGTGTGGAGGTGCTTTTTTAATGCATACAATTGAAGATGAGAAAAATATAAAAGAATACGAAAAATACATATTACGGAATGGTATAGACCGTAGTGTAATAGATGCATATTGCGAAGCAAGTAAAATTATACTTTGCGGAAGAAAAGACCGTGAATATGGATTGGAAGTTTCTACAAGAGCAAAAGAACTGATTTTTGAGTATATAAAATCAATTACAAATGGTGCTGATTTTAATTGGCTTGAAACACAATCTCAAAAAAACAAGCAGTCGTATGATATTTTAGATAAATATTACGATTTACTGCTTTATGAAGCACCTTACATTCTTGATAGTTACATTCTTTACATAGAAAAAAACAGACCTAAGAAAGAAAGATTTTACGAGCCTAGAAGAAAAACCCTTAAACAAGTTGCCGATAAGTTGCAGGAACTTGAAGATGGAAAACTTGACGAATTGTTTATTCACATGCCGCCAAGGGTTGGAAAACTTATTTCGGATGATACACCAGTATTTACGAGTAAAGGTTGGAAAAAACACGGAGATTTAAAGGTTGGAGATTTGGTTGTTGGTTTGGATGGTAGATATGTAAAGGTAATTTGCGTTCATCCAAAACACCACACAACGCATACTGTTTTTCTTTCAAATGGAGAAAGTATAGATTGTCACGAAAACCACGAATGGACGGTTTTTGACAGAAGAAGCGGAAAATATAGAACAGTAGAGACAAAACAACTAATCGGACACTTAAAAAACGGAAATAGAAATAATTTCATGTTACCACACAAACCAATGATGGATGGAGAGTATAAGGAAAATCTTAAAGTACCTCCTTATGTTCTTGGTGCCTGGCTTGGAGATGGTACAAATAGAAAACCATTTATTACGGGTGATAAAAAAGACCACGCAATAATAGATAAAATTGTTAGGCTTGGTTACAAAGTAGAAAGAAAGTACATACATAAAACAACGGGGGTTGTTACGTATGGGTTTGGAAGAAAACTTGTAGATGGATTAAGATTTTATAATATGTGTTTTTATACACATACTATGCCTAAACACATACCGGTTGATTATTTAACTGCGTCAATAGACCAAAGATTAGAATTACTTGCGGGCCTTATTGATACAGACGGTTGTTTTATAAAAAAAGAAAACAGATACCAATTTACGACCGCTGATGAGTTATTGAAAAATGATTTTGAAACTCTTATAAATTCATTTGGATGGAGATGCTGCACTCAAGAGATTGAGCCAAGAACATCATCAAGCGGAATAGTTGGCAGAAAAAAATATTGGAATATATCTTTTAATCCAACAGAACATATCCCTTGTGCTCTTTATAGAAAGAAAATTTACGAATTTTCTGAAAAAAGAAGAGTTGCTATTTGTGATATTAAAGAGAGCGAACATAAACCTGGTAACTGCATAACAGTTGATAGCGAAGATGGATTATATATGATTGGAAAAACTATGATTCCAACTCATAATTCACAGATAATAACGCTTGCTATGTCATGGCATTGTGCAAAAGACGCAGAAAAAAGCAATTTGTATGTGACATACAAAGAGGGATTAGGCGGAGCATTTTTAACTGGTGTCATGGAAATCTGGACAGACCCAACATATTGTTTTTCCGATGTATTTCCAAAAGTAAAAGTTGCTGATACGGATTCAAAAAATCATAAAGTAGACCTTGTGAGAAAAAAGAAGTACAAAACACTTTCTGGAAAAGGATTGGAAAGCGGACTTAATGGAGAATATGACGCTTACGGATGGATGGTATTGGATGATATTCTTGAAGGTATTCAAGATGTGCTTAACCCGGACACACTCAAACGAAAGCAGATTATCTTTGACAATAATGTAATGTCACGTAAAAAGGAACAGTGCAAACTAATCCATAATGGTACAATTTGGAGTTTACACGACCTTTATAGTGATAGATTGGATTTCTTGCAAAATAACCCAGAAGCCAAAAATATTAGATATGAAATTTTGAAGATACCGGCTTTGGACGAAAACGATGAAAGCAACTTTGATTATGATTATGGTGTTGGATATACAACGCAATACTACCGGACGTTAAGAGCAAAGTTTGAAGAAAACGACGATATGGCATCTTGGTACGCGCAGTATCAGCAGGAACCAATTGAACGTGATGGAGCAGTTTTTAATCCGGAACATATGAGATTTTACAATGGTGTATTGCCGGAAGAAGAACCTTACAGAATATGTGCGGCTTGTGACGTTGCTTTAGGCGGAGAAGATTTTCTCGCATTTGCGGTAGCTTATATGTACGAGGATGGTTCAATTTACATTGACGATGTTGTTTTTGACAACAGTGAAAAGAAAATAACAAAACCTAAAGTAGCAAACATGATTATTGATAATGACGTTGGAAGTGCGTTTTTTGAAGCAAACCAAGGTGGAGAAGGATATAAGGATGAAATCGAAGAATTACTAAAGAAAAAAGGACGGAAAATAAATCTACGTTCTGAATATGCACCTACAAACATGAGAAAAACGCAAAGGATATGGGATAAGGCTGGAAGTATTAGAGAGTTTTATTTCCGTGATGTTGGATGTCGAAGTCAGGAATACAGAAAATTTATGACAAATTTGTATAGTTTTACGGTTACTGGAAAAAACAAACATGAGGATGCGGCGGATTGCCTTGCGTCTTTAGCATACTTCATTGAGGGAAATTGGAGTATGGCAAAAATAGAAGTGCCAAAAAACCCATTTAGAGGAGGTTATAGAAATTATGGATACTAAAACATATTTACAGCAAATTAGTAGACTTGACCGAATGATAAACAATAAGTTATCTGAAATACAGCAATTTAGAGAACTGGCACGAAGTGTTTCTGCTGTAAAAAATGAAGAAAGAGTAAAGACAAGTCCTAACTTTGACAAAATGGGTTCTACCTATTGCAAAATTGAAAAGATGGAAGAGGAATTAGATGATTTAATCGACACATATGTAGACAAAAAGAATTTTATTGTTTCGCAAATTGATGGAATTGACAACGAAATTTATTATCATATTTTGTTTGCTCGTTATGTTGAGAAAAAGACATTTGAGAAAATTGCAGATGAAATGACGTATTCATGGAGACAAACAATCAGAATACACGGAAGAGCATTGCAGGAATTTGAAAAGTTATATGGAAAAACATACAAAGATTGATAATATGTCATAGTATGTCATATCGCAATTATTATATAATATAAAATGAGGAAATCAAAATAAAACACTGCCCAAAAAAGGCGGTGTTTTTTTATTGCAAGAAACGAGGTTTTTATGACGGAACCAAAAACGATATATTGTCCAAGATGTGGAAGAAAAGTAGCTACATGGGATGGACGTTCCAGTATGAATATTTCTGTGAATTGCAAAAAATGCAGAAAAAGAGTTGTTTACCATGTAGATACCGGAACTACAGAGTTGAAAAAAATATTACAAAGGACAACATCGAGTGGAATGACGTTTTGTTAGTGAGGTGCTTTAATGTTTAAGTATTATGGGAAAAACATAAGACCGTTTACGGCAGTAAATCAATGCAATTTTGGAAGAAAAGTAATTTCTACAAATAAATCCAAAATTACAAAATTAAATATTGTCGAAGAATTAAGCAAGGCACTTTCGATTCACACGCAGAATGCAAAAGAAATCAATTACCTTGATAGATATTACAGAGGAGACCAGCCTATTTTATACCGTAAAAAGGTGAATAGGCCGGAAGTAAACAACAAACTTGTTTTAAATCTTGCTTATGAACTTGTTGAGCGTAAAACTGCTGAAATATGCGCAGAGCCTATTCAATATGTGTTACGTGGAACAGACGATAAGAAATCAGAAGAGATTACGGAACTGAATGTTACGATGGATTCTGAAAGCAAGCAAGAAGTAGATATTGATATTTGCCGTTGGAGAAGTATTTGCGGTACGGCTTATAGATTTGTTGGAAATGACAACGGAAACGGAGATTTGCTTGACGAAAGCGACTTTGCTTTGTTTTCGGAAGACCCACGCTATACGTTTGTTGTTTATTACTCAAATAGAAAACCCGCATTTTCTTGTCAAATCAGAGAAGATGAAAACAATAATTCAATATATTTTTGCTATACGGAAAGAGAGTATTTTGAAATTGTTGACGGAAAAATTAAAAGTAGTGGGTTGAACGGAAATAATGCTATTCCGGTTGTGGAATATCCAAATAATGCAAGAAGATTATCGGATATTGAAATTACAATTCCTATTACGGATTCAATCAATACATTATCTTCTGACCGGGTAAACGGCATTGAGCAGTTTGTTTCTGCATGGATTAAATTTGTGAATTGCGAGATTGACAAAGATACATTTTCGCAGATGAGATTAGAAGGTGCCTTAGTTGTTAAATCAAACAATGGCGAAAACAAAGCCGATGTTGATGTTATGACAAATGAACTGAACCAAACAGAAAGTCAAGTTGTTTTTGATGATTTGTTTGAAAGGTTTTTGAGTATTCAAGGCTTGGCTAATCGTTCCAACAACAATGCCGGAGGTGATACTGGAAATGCAGTAAACCTACGAAACGGACATTATGATGCAGGACTAAGAACGGCAATCAACGAACCGATACTAAAAAAATCGGAAAGAATGTCTCTTAGAATTATACTGAATCGTTTGCGTATAAAGCGAAATTTTACGCTTATGCCAAGCGACATTGAAATACATATCAACCATAATAAGATAGATAATCTGCTTACAAAATCAGAAGCACTTAAAATGTTACTTGAAGCAGGGGTTGATTACAAAAGAGCAATTAAAACCGTTGATTTGTTTAGTGACAGTGAAGCGGTTGCTCTTGAATCAAAAGAAAGAATGGAATATTTATATCCGACAAGCAAAGATGTAGAACCAAACAACAATCCAGTAAATAAAGAGGTAGTCGAATAGACTATCTCTTTTATTTTATAAAAATTCGCAAAGCTGTGAGCGTACAAAACAGCAATGTCAATCGGTGTCGTTGCACCGTATAAAAATTCGTATGACATGGAGGTAAAAATATGAAACGAGAAGAACTTATCGCTATGGGAATTAGCGAAGAAAATGCAGACAAAATAATGGCTGACTATGGAAGTACGGTTCAAAAGGCAAATGCCAAAGCTGAACAGTACAAAGAAAAAGCTAATAAGGCTGACGAATTACAGACACAGCTTGACGAGCTTAACAGCCAGAACATGACAGAGCTTGAAAAAGCAACAACGGCACTTGAAGCGGCAAACAAACAAATTGCGCAGCTTGAAAAGAAAGACACAGTTCGCACACAGAGAGCAAATGCAATGGAAAAGTTTGGTATTACAGCAGAGCAGGCAAGCAAAGTTGTTACAGATGATGGTGCTACAGATTATGAGGTTCTCGGTCAGATTTTTGCCGACAGTAAAAAAACGGCTATTGCTGAATATGAGAAACAGAAACTTGACGATACGCCTAATCCGGGTGGTTCTACAGGTGGAAACAATGGCGATGATAAGCCGGAAGATGTAAAAAATGCTGAAAGTATTTCATTTGGAAATGTATCGGCTGAACAGTCAACTAAAGACTATTACAAAATTTAGGAAAGTAGAGGTAAAGAATTATGGGAAAACCAATCGTAAGAGATTTTACGCAGGGAAAAGGCATCTTGAAATTCTTCCCTTATGAGGGAGCGGCTTGCTTAGTACCGCAGACAATGAAATCTACAGCAGATGAAAATGGGAATAAAATTGTGCCGGCTGGTACACCTTTTCCATCTAACGATGCAGATTGCAAAGGTTATCTTTTGCATGACGTAGATGTTACACAGGGCGATGCACCGGGAACTTACGTTTATCAGGGAACAATTGATTGGACAAAGGTTACAAGCCTTTCTATTGCTGATGCGGCTAGAACAGCGACACCAAGAGTTACTTTTTATGGTGCGCCAAAAATTTAAGCAACTAAGAACAATGGATAAGAAAATAGGAGGTAGAAAAATATGCCAGCATTACCATTATCAAAAGCATTTACAGCAAGAAGCCTTGGTGTAATGTGGAACAATTATCAGAAGACATTAGGTTCTGAACCATATCTTGGCAGACAGAAATTTGGAACACGTAAACAGGATTCTCTTGACCTTAGATTTATCAAAGGGAAAAGTGGATTGCCAGTATCTTTGAAAGCATCTAATTTTGACGCACAGGCAGAATTAAGAGATGTTGGTGGATTCTCTGATATTACGAATAAGATGCCGTTTTATCGTGAATCTTACATGGTAACAGAGGAAGAGGAACAGCAGTATGACGACTACAGAAGTTCCGAAAATGTAAATCTTGCAAACAGTGTTTTACGTGAGATTAGCAAAAAACCAATGATGTTAATTGAAGGAGCAAGAGTTGTTCCGGAACGTCAGATTTGGAGTTTGCTCGCACCGGTTGACGGTATTCCTAAGGTAAAAGTTGCAATTGATGGAAACCCTTATGATGTTGAGTATGTGCAAGGTGACGGTGCAGAACACAAAGAAAAAAACTTTAAGGAAATTACAGGAACAAGTGCTTGGGATAAATCAGATACAGCTGCTCCACTTGACGATTTGATTACGGCAAAAAATGAGTTTGCAAAACAGACCGGATATTCTCTCACAAGATTTGCTATGAATACAGAGACTTGGGAAATGCTTCTTAAAGCGGAGGATACAAAGAAACAGGTGCTTGGAATTACTGCTTACACTGGCGGTATCAGATTGCAGCAGGCGCAGGTTGCTGACTATCTTCGCGGATATGGAATTGAAATTGAAATCTACAATAAGTTGTATATGGATGAATCTGGAAAGGCACAGTATTTTATTCCAACCGGAATTGTATCTGCACAGTCTGCCGGTGTTTTCCTCGGAGACTATGTATTTGGAAGAACACCAGAAGAAAGAAGTGGAAGTCTTACAGACGGAAACCTTTCCATTGTTGAAACTGGTATTTCCGTATATACATACGCTACAAACCATCCAATCAACACACACTGTGTTGTATCTATGATTGGATTGCCTACGTTTGAGGGTATGGACAGCGTACTTGTAATGAAAGTTAAGGAGGACTAAGCCTATGATTGCTACACATTCCATAAAATATAACGGTGTGTGGTATAAGGCAGGAGATGAGATTAAAGAAACGGCAGAGGTTGATAATACTTCCTCTGCTTTTTCTAAGTCTTATACCAAAACAGAAATCAATCGTATGTCTACCGCTGATTTACAAAAACTTGCTAACGAGCAGGGATTTGATAAAGCGGAAGAGATTAGCGGCGCAGATTTAAAGAAAATGTTGATTGAAAAATTCGGATTATAGGAGTTTGAATTATGGATGAAGCAATGGAAGTAGGACTGCAAGAAGAAATTATTGCAGATTTGACAATTGAATATGGAAATGAGCCTACGTTTAATGCTGACATAATTTCAGTAAAGGTCAAAGATGCTATACGAGAAGTTAAGAACAGAAGAAACTATCAGGCAACATCTTACACAGATGATGAAGTTGAGAAAGACCTTTACGATAACTACTATTCCGTAATTAAGAATTTGGCAGTATATGATTTTGCACAGATGGGCGCACCATTTGAAAGTAGCCATAGCGAAAATTCAATTTCAAGGACTTGGTTTAGTCGTGATGATATTTTGAAATGTGTTTATCCATTTGTGCAGGTATTATAGAAGATTGTGCGTGAGTTGTTTAGAGTATCTAAATTTCTCGCAGGGCGTTTCGTGTAAGCGGTGGAGGGCAACGAAACACTATAATTTACGGAAAGGCGGTAAGGTATGAATATTGAGATTGCTTTACTTATTAGCGTTATTTCCGTTTGTTTTTCTGTTTACTTTGGACTAAAGAATAATAAGCGGACAGACACAAAAGATATAGAAGAACGCGTAAAAGACAACACAAGAATCAATGTAAAACTTGATGATATAGGTCAAGATACTAAAGCGATTAAATCAGAAATATCATCCATGAGGGAAGATATTAAAATGCACAATGACAGAATTATTAAAGTTGAAGAAAGTTGCAAGCAGGCTCATCACAGGCTTAACGGACTTGAAGAACGTCTCAACGGAAAGGAAGTAAGAAAAGATGGATAGTATTATGAGTTATGTAAAACCGGAACTGATTGTAGTAGCAGTTGTTCTGTATATTATCGGTGTCGGAATTAAAAAAATGGATGTTATCAAAGATAAGTACATTCCTTGTATTTTAGGTGTACTTGGTATTTTGCTTTGTGCCATTTGGGTAATGTCAAATACATCTATTGGAACAGTACCAGAAATGCTTATGGCAGTGTTTACATCAATTGTTCAGGGTGTTCTTGTTGCCGGATTGAGCGTATACGGAAATCAGCTCATTAAACAGATTAAATCAAGTGAGTAGGTGGTTGCCTTGATGACGTTGGCATCTAACAAACAAAGAATGTTTTATTCTTTACAAGATGATGAAATTCCAATTTACGAAAGTTATACAGACGAAGAGGGAAATGTAATTTACATTACGGATGATGATGGAAACAAGATTGAAACCGGAGAAACAACAATTGGTTATACAAAACCAGTTGAGTTTAAGGCAAACATCACAAATAAGTTGAATGAAGTTGTATGGCAAGACTATGGTATTGATGATAGTACAAACTATGCACAAATCATTGTCAGTAAAGGTTATTTGCCTTTGAAATCCGGTAGCGTGATTTGGAAGAAGTCAGAAATCGTATACAAGGATGATGATAACACAATTCCAGATGAAAGCAGTGCTGATTACACGGTAAAAGGTGTTGCGGACGAGGGATTAAATGAGGACTTGTTCTTGTTAAAAAGGAATGTGAAGTAATGAAACAAAAAGTAAATATTCTTGGAACAGAATATATGGTTAAAGAAAAGAAATTAAAAGATGCTGATTGCGATGGTTATTGCGATTGCACAAATCATACAATCGTTATTCGTTCTGACAACTTTAACAATGTTGGAAATTTTAGGAATTTACAAAACAAACAATTAAGGCATGAGATAATTCATGCCTTTTTAAGTGAGAGTGGCTTACAATCCAATTTTGAACATTCACAGCAATTTGGTCACGAAGAAACAATAGTTGATTGGTTTGCGATTCAATTTCCAAAGATTTTTAAAGTGTTTCAAGAACTTGATATTATGTAGGTGGTTTTATGGCAATAAAGACATTTAAAGCAAACTTGTCTGTAAGTGGATTAAATACCCTTAAAAAGCAACTTTTGCAGTATAGGGATGATTTACCTATCAAATGTAAACAACTTGTTTATAGTCTATTACAAAGTGGTGTAGAGGTTGCTGAAACGAATATATCAGAGAGTCCATTAGGAAAGTATGTTACGGTTTCGACAAACATATCTGCTGACAAGATTGGGTGTAACGGTATATTGCTTGCCAAGGGGCAAGTAAAAGAACAAGATGGCTACGCACCGTTTAGTATTTTGCTTGCTATTGAATTTGGTGCAGGTGTTCATTTTAACCCAACGAAAAATCCATTAGTCGGAAGTAAATTTCCTTATGGAGTTGGTACATTTCCGGGGCAGACACACGCTTATGACGATATGTGGTGGTACTGGAATGAAAAGGAACAAAAATGGATGCCTACGTATGGTGTAAAAGCCACTATGCCTATGTATAAAGCCAAAGAAGATATAAGAAGCAAAATTATAAAGACGGCGAAAGAAATATTTTGAAAGTAGGTGGTGCATATGTCGGTGGAATGGGATGAATTAGTGCCATCTACTGTATTCACAAGGATAAAAACAAACTTTTCCGATAGTTTGAAAAAAAAATACAAAATGACAGATAAAAACTTTTCTTCCGTTGGCAGTAGTAATACACCAGCGGTTTTTCCTTTTGTAAGATTGCAATTGTTACCCGGTTCAGAAATCGGAGAAGATTTAGAGGGTGACAAAATCAATGCGGAAAAGTTTTCTTTTCAAATTGATGTGACTGATAATAAATCACAAGCAAGAGCAAAAGAAGTAATGCGAGAAGTTAAGAGAATTATGAAAACAATGCGTTTTCGTGGTTCTTCAATGCCTACGCAAGATGATACAAAAGACACATACCGACAGACTGCAAGATTTAGCAGAACAATCGGAAAGAATGATATATATTGACGTAAATACAAGCCGAAAGGCTTTATTTTTTTATCAAATTTAAGGAGGTAACAAGATGGCTTCAACAAGTTATTTGGCAAGAATTATCTACAAAGAACACAGCGAAGATGGATTTGCAGGAACATACAAATTGATGTTACGTGCAAAGTCAATCCCATCGCCAACATCTGCACCGAACACTGTAGAAAGTACCACGATGGAGGATGATGCACAGACTTTTGAAATGGGTATTAAACAGTCTGACGCAAAAGAGTTTGTAGGAAACCTTGAAAAAGATGATTTTAGTGCTCTTTTGAATGTTGAGGGTAAAAAATGCGACATTATTCAGTTGTATGGAACGGATGGCGTTGGTGGTGTTGCCAAAGCAGCATATGTAGGGCAGATTACACCTACTGTAAATGATGTAGGCGGCGTAGATGAAATTCTTGAAATGACCGCTACCGTTGTTCAGAATACCGTGCCTAAATGGGTTACTGACCAACTTACAGTCGTTGATAACAAGGATGGTACTTTCACTGTTACAAAAGTGGGGTAACAAGCTATTCAACGAGAAACACTAAAAAGGCTGTGTTGAGTAGCGAGGATGAAGAGACAGCCGAACCGGAACTCGAATAATATATGCAGTAAAAAAGAGAGCCACCTTTCGGGGTGGCTCCTTTCCACTAAAAGTGGGGAAAGGATAAATCATTATGGAATTAAAGGTTAAAGGTAAGGAATACAAGGTTAGATTTGGATATAACAGTTTCTGCGACACAGATTTGATGGACAGAACAAAGGATTTGCTTGGAATTTTTGACAGTGAAGAAGTTGAAAATGACAGTGATGTTGGCGGCATTGGCAAGGTTAAAGAATTGTTTTGCTGTGTTCGTGATTTGCTTTACGTTGGATTTCAGAAAGAAAATCCAGTTGAAAGCGTTCAGGAAGTAGGAGATATTCTTGACGATTACCACGATGAATCGCCAGATAAAGGAATCCTTGATTTGTTTACGCAGTTGACGGAGGAATTGATGAGTAAGGGTTTTTTGGGAGACCTGTTAAACCAGATTGGGGAGACAGAGGAAGCATCGGAGAAAGTAACGAAACTTCCGCAAGACCACAAGAAGCCACAGAAAAAATAAATAAGTCATACTCGGATTTTATATATGAAGATGCAATACCTCATTATCTTTCCTATGGAGTTTCTTACGATAGGATTATGGAAAGTTGTCCAAAAGACTTATATCCATATGACAAAGCGCATGAACTCCAGTTAAAAGAACAAGATGAATTGCAATATATGTGGTGGGGCAATTATGGCATATCTGCTTTGATTGTAGCCATAGACAGTTGCTTGAATGGTAAATCAGCAAAATCGGAATATATTAAAAGTCCAATTATGGCAAAAATGTTTGAAGAAGAGTATATAGCAGAAAAAGAAACAGAAGAACAAGAGATAAAGAAAGCAATTGAAATTGAAAAACAGTGGATGGCAAGGTCTATGAGCAAGGGATTGCCAGAAACAATCATATAAGGAGTGTTGAAAAATGAAAAGAGAACATTCAATTAGAATTGACAGAAAAAAGTTACATCCATGGTTAAACTACAAACTTGGACTTTTACTTAAAGAGTGTGCAAAAAATGGAATCTATCTGATTATAACAGAGGGATTTCGTACAAAAGCATATCAAGATTCGCTTTATGCAAAGGGAAGAACAAAGCCGGGCAAGATAGTAACAAACGCTAACGGAAGTGCGTATTCTTCTCAACACCAGTGGGGTATTGCTTTTGATATTGCAATCAATGATTCTAAACTGCTTTATAACGATAAACTGATTAGAAAAGTTGCTAAGATTGCAAAATCAAAGAAAATCGGTTTGAAATGGGGAGGAGATTGGAAATCCATTGTTGATACTCCGCATTTTTACCTTGGAAAGTGGGGAAGTACAACAAGTAAATTAAAATCAACGTATGGTTCTTTTGATAAATTCAAGAAAACATGGACCGGTAAATTACGTTGCAACACATATTTGAGGAAAGGACGTTTGTTTACGTCTAAAAAACTTATGATAATCAAAAAAGGTGAAACCGTACGGATTCTGTGGAAATCAAAAGTAAGCAGAGTTGCCAAAATTGAGTATGCAGGAAAGTACGGTTTTATTAGATTGAAAAATCTTGCGTAATGCAAATGATAGATAGTGAGGTGTTAGTATGTCAGAAACAGTTGAATCGTTGGGTATTAAAATAAATGCAACGGCAAAAAGTGCCAAAGATGAGATTACAAATCTTGTTGGTAAAATTGATGTATTAACATCTGCACTGTCTAAGATTAACGGTAGCAATTTAAGTGGACTTGCAAATGGAGTATCAAAACTTGGAAATGCTACCAAAACATTAAGCGGAGTAAAGGCAACCGACTACAATAGAATTGCAAAAGGATTTGAGCGTTTTGCGAAAATTGATGTTGGTGGATTATCTCGTACTGCCAGTGGTTTGAATACACTGGCAAATGGTCTTAACAATCTTGGAAACATTCAGAATCTTGGTGGCATTACATCTGCCGTAAATGCAGTTAAAAACCTTTCAAAAGTGAATATGGCTGGATTTGATACATCCAAAATGACAAAGATTGCAACTTCTGTTTCAAATTTAGCAACCAAACTTAGCGGTGTATCTGAAATTGAAAGCACTGTGACACGTGTTGTGGGTTCATTGGCAAGACTTTCTAATAGCGGTCAGTATATTAGTAATGTAACAACAGAATTTCCGGAATTAGGAAAGCAAGTAGTAAAACTTGTACGCAAATTATCTTCTGCAAATGCAATTGATATTAGCATTACAAAAGTTGTAGAGGGTATTGCTAAACTTGCAAATGCAGGGAAGCGTGTTGGCGAAACAGTTGCAAACCTTAAGAAACTTGGTAAGGGCGTAATGAATTTGCTAAAAAAACTGCAAAATGCACCTCAAATCAATTCAAACGTAGCCAACACAATTCAAGGTCTTGGAAACCTTGCGTCAAGCGGTAGTAGAATTTCCACTGTTTCTGATAGAGCATCAACAAGCACTAAAAAACTTGGAAATGCACTTAGTTCATTAAAAGACAAATTAAAAAGCGCACATAAATCATCAAAAGGTTTTGTAAGTAGCATCGGTATGTTTTATGCCAAATTCTTTTTGGTAATTCGTGCTGTAAAGAAATTCGGTCAAGCAATTGGTTCGGCGCAGGACTACATTGAGGAATTTAACTATTTTTCGGTTGCACTTGATAAGGTTGGAAAAGACAGTGCTAACCAGTTTAAGAAAGCCGGTTATAATAGTGCGGAAGAATATGCAGGAAGTTTCCGTAAAAGATTTGGAAAACTTCAAAAGCAGTTGACTGGATATGATGTTGATACTAACACTGGAGATGCAACAAATACTTTTTCGCACAATCTTGGTTTGGATTTGACAGAGGTTATGAACTACAACGCCGCTATTGCACAAATTACGAACTCTGCCGGTATGCTTGGTGAAACGTCGATTGATTCCGCAAAAGCACTTACTATGTTATCCGCAGACTGGGCGTCTTTAGCAAACTTAGACACCGCTGACGTTATGCAAAACTTTCAATCTGGTTTGGTAGGACAGTCTAGGGCGTTGTATAAGTATGGAATTGACATCACCTCCGCAGGCTTAGCACAAACTGCTATGAATCACGGTATTACAGAAAGTATTAAGAACCTTTCGCAACAGTCCAAAATGCAGTTGCGCGTTTTGACTATGTTGGAACAGTCAAAGGTTGCATATGCTGATTTGGCACGTACAATTAACCAACCTGCAAACCAGTTGAGGATGTTGCAGGCTGGATTTAAGAAATTATCTTTGACAATTGGCTCCTTGTTTATGCCGATTGTTCAGAAATTGTACCCATATATGAATGCTGTGGTTATGGTTTTGCAGGATTTCGCACAGTGGGTAGCAAAACTGGCAGGAATCAAACTTGGTGATACGGATGGTTCACGAAAAACACCAGAGGTGCCGGACTACTCCGATGCGGCAGACGATACGGATAAAGTTGCTAAGAACATGGATAAGACGGCTAAAAAGACAAAAAAAGCCGCCGACAATTTGCAGGGATTTGATATTGTAAATAAATTGCAGGACAACAGTGATAGCGATAGTGGTGATACAGACCCTTCTGGTGGAAATGCTAATATTGACCTTTCTAAGGATATTAGCGACGCATTAAAGAACTATGAAAAGATATGGGATAATGCTTTTAAGAGCAACCAGAACAAGGCAGTTGAGTTGTATAAGAAGATGAAGAAAGCAATCCTTGACGCATGGAAAGGTGGAGATTTTACTTCTCTCGGTTCGGCACTGGCTAACTGGATTAACAAGGGAATGAGAAACATTCCATGGACAAAGATTAAAAAGACTACGAAGAAGATTGCTAAATCTCTTGCTACGTTCTTGAACGGATTTGTTAAAGACCTTGATTGGACAAAACTTGGAGAAAATTTCTCCGAGGGATTGAATACATGGTTTGAAACATCATACACCTTTTTCAAGACGTTTGATTGGCTTAAATTCGGTCAAAGTATTAAAGAGGGTATAACGGCTGCCATAAATACTTTTGACGGTGATTTAGCAGGAAAATCACTTGGAGCGAAGTTGCGTGGTATGATTCAGTTTGCTTTTGGCGTTATGGTAGACTTCCCATACAAAAACCTTGGAAAGAAAATTGGAGATTACATCAATGGATTTCTCGAAGAGATGGGAGAAGTACGCAAAAATACTGGATTAACTGGATGGCAGGAGTTAGGAAAGACAATCAGTGATGGAATTACTGGAATACTTGATACGATTGACACCGCACTTTCTACTGTAAATTGGTCGGAAGTTGGAAAAGCGATTGGAGATTTTCTTTCTGAAATAGAATGGGGAAAAACACTTTTGAAAGTAGGAAAAATAATAGTCAAAGCATTGTTTAGTGCCTTGAAAGTGGCTATTTCTGCATTTGCCAGAGACCCATTAGGTATTGCATTTAAGTTATCAACGGTTATTGCTGGCTTTATGGCTTATAAAAAATTCAAAGCCGTATGGGTCGCAATGAAAATAATGTTTGGAAAGGGAATACAAGATTCTCTGGTTAAATCAGCAACAGAAATAAAATCGGAAAAAATAGCGTCAGCATGGAGCAAGAAATTTAGTACAATAGGACCAAAATTAGGAAAACTGGTTGGAAAACTTATGGTTGTTGAAATTGCTTTTCAGATTGCCGGCGCAATTACTGATAAGTTGCTTGAAGCATCTGGCGGTGACAGCAAACAACTTACGAAAAACTTAAAAACTATATACGGAGAAAAAGGTGGAAGTTTTGCCGCTGCATTGCTTTCTACGGTTTCAGGAATTACTGGTGGTGATTATCAATCAACGTATGGTTGGAACGCACATGCTGGTGGTGATGTAGACCTCAACAAGACAATTTCACGATACAGTGAATTTTCAAGTGAATTAACTGAATTGCAGAAAAAAATGGATGAACTTGGCATTGCCGCTCTTACGCAAAATAGTATTTTAAGTAAAACAGGAAAAAATTTGCGAAAAGGTATTATTACAAAAAAATCCGTAAAAGATGCAGTTGAAAAAAAGGGAATAAAAAAGGATGAATTGCAAAATCTTCTTGGTATAAATGGAGTAGAAAAAACAGCAGATTACGAAAAAGCACAAAAGAAATTAAAAACTACGATGGAAAAATTAAATGTTCCAGCAAAAGAACAAAAGAGTATTTTGAAATCGTTAGAAACCGAACTTAAAAATGGTGAAATCACATGGGAAGATTACAGAAAGATAACAGATAAGAACTACAAGTCAACAGACGCATTGAAGAAAAAAATTGATTCCTTGAAACCAAAATCAGTAAGTGTTAAGGCTGAAACATCTGGCGGTGATGATGTTGATAGTTTGCAGGGGAAAGTAGATAGCGTAAATAGCAAAACAGTAACAATTACGGCTGGAATTAAAGGTTGGGATATAAAGACGTTTGGTGATTTGCAGATTGCGATGAAAACCATGAAAAATCGTGACATAAATGTGAATATCGACCCTAAACTCCGTAAAGGTTGGTATAACGCAGTTAAAACACAGTTACAACAGAAAAAGTTTTCATTGGATGTTTCAGCTTCAATTAACAATGTGACAGAGGGGAAATTAAAATCTTCTGTTAAGTCGATGGACGGAAGAAAAGTAAATTACGGAAAATTGACTGCTGCTATAAATAATGCCAAAAACAGAGTGACAATAGGTCAGCAAGGACAGATATTCGTAAGTCATGCAGAAAAATCACTAATCAAAATGCTGAAAAAGTACGGATTGAATTACGAGACTTATGCTAACGGTGGATTTCCGGAAGATGGATGGTTTCGTGCAAAGCACGGCGAAATGATGGGTAAATTCGACAATGGTAAGTCCGTTGTTGCAAATAACAAACAGATTACGACCGGTATTTCCGAAGCGGTTGCACCGGCTGTTTATGCGGCTACAAAGGCGGCAATCAAAGAGGAATTATCAAATGCGAATGTCGGTGGCGGTGATGTTTACCTTGACGGAACAAAAGTAACAACGGCAATTATGAACAACGCAAAGAAAATCTCCAAGAACAAAGGAATTTCTTGGAACATGGCTTAAAGAAAGAGGCTCATGCAAATGGGTCTCTTTTTTATGTGAAAAAGTTAGGAGGTGTCATATGGCATTTACGTTGAAGTTTGGTTGGACTAAGGACAGTTTAGAAGATATGCCAACACCAAAATATGAGGGTTGGAAAATCTCACGAGAAAAAGTGTGGAACGCAAAAGCAGGTAGAAGTTCAAAAGCACTTTACAACGGAAAGATAGTTGCAAAGAAAGTAACGCTTGACATGGCATTTCCGGCAAATTTGACGCCAAGCGAAATCAAAAAGTTGATGAAGTACGCAGACCCGGATGATTTATCAAACCGGTACGGTTACATACAGTTTACCAATGAAAAAGGAGAAAAAGAAACAAAGCAGTTTTATTTTGGCAACCCTAGTTTTGACGCAATGACTTTCTTTAATGGAAAGTTTATTTGGTCTAGCATACAGATACAGGCGGTGGAGCGATGAGTTATACAGCAAAAGTTTTTTATGTTTTGGAAAGCGACCCTACATATACATTGAAATATGATTCACTTGTAAAAGATGTAAATATCGGAGATTCGTTTAGTTTGTCTTTTTTGGATTTTGACTATAACAAAACTCATTACTACGTAAAATACGCTATCAATAACGGAAGTGTGTATAAACGTGGCGTAAATACGGTTGATTGTAAAAGCATGATGATTTCGGATGATTATAGGTATATGTCTTGGTACGTGTTCTGCACAGAAGATGAAACAGATATTACTGGAGACTGTGCAGTTTCCTATATTGACATAGCAACAGAATTATATTTGAGTATAAGTACAGGAAATTCGGATAGTGTAAGCACAAGAGGAAAAGAAACGCTAATATCTGTAAGTATATCGCAAGGTTGTGTTAGTGATTCATTTGCCAGTTATGGCTCTACTTATAGTCCTACTATGAGTTGTGAAATGTATGCAGAAAATAACGATTTTACGGATGCCCTTATTACAAAGACATATTACGATAATACATTAAAAGGAACTATTGTAAATGCATGGATTATTATAGGGAATGAATTTGCATATCCGGTACCTATCGGAAGATTTGTTGTAAAAGAAAATCCAACATACAACGGTGATACTGTTTCATTTACTGGAAACGGTTTAATGAGCGAATACATGGATAGAGCAGAAATTGTCATTAGTTCGCTAAACGAATATCACAAAACGGAATTGGAAGAAAAATACGTACCTAGCCAATTGCAGTTTATCTACACACGTGACGACGTTTATTATTGGGAGTATTTGCCGCAAGACTTTTTGCGTGTCACAGGATGTCCGCTATACATTGATAATTGGAAAGATGTTTTATCGTCAATCAAACAATATAAGTTGTACCATTTGATGATTCCTATGTTATCAAATTTTGCGGACAATGATGAGGATGGTTACGATTGGGATTGGGAAAGCAGAATCACATGGAGAGATTTGTTGTCTGGTATAGCAGTTTTGTTACGTGCAAATGTGATTGAAAAAAACGGTGCTTTTTATATTAAGCAGTTACCAGAGTTGCAAGCAGATAACAATTACAGACCTATATTTAATGGAGATACCTATGATTCTAATGCGATTTTCGGAAACAACCTTATGTGTCCAAACAACGTATCTGTAAAGGCTAATAATTGGTACTTTTACGAGACAAACAGTGACTATGTTGGATTTGGATATTACGAGGGTGAATCCACGGTCGTATTGAATGACAAGGCAAGCAGTGTATCGAATGTAGAGAATTATCCAGTGACGATTGAAACACCTTGGATATTATACGAAACGCTTGACAGAAATACGGTTCATACGTATTTAGGACAAGTTACGCCAATGCAGTGGAAAACAGGGTTATCCTTTTTGAACAAGGCGTTTGTTTACCACAAAGCGAGTATCGAAACAATGTACTGGCATCCTCTTATGTCGGTTGGTGAAATGCTTACGTTCGAGGACTATGACGGAGTTAAGAAGTATGTGCTTGTCGGAGAAATGACGCTGCACTACGATGGTGGATTTTATGCGGAGATTACATCACCGTGTGAAGTGCAGGAATCAAATACATCGTCAGTTGGTAGCAGTGGTTCAAACAGTTACAACAACGGAACAATGGCGCAGGCAAGCGGAACGGTTACTAGTACAATCCTTGGTGCTATTTTCAAGGATGGAGTTATTACAAATAGTAAAATTGCGGATTCCACGATTGAGAATAGCAAGATTAAGGATTCTACAATCACCAACGCAAAGATTTCGGATGCTACGATTGAATTGGAAAAGGTGTCGAAATCTTTTATTACGGATTTGACGGCAGATAATGCGTATATTGAACATCTGAAAGCAACTATCGGTGAGTTTGGATATATTACTGCCGAAAATGCTGATTTGACATATGCAACTATTACATCACTGCGAGCAGTAGATGGAAAGATAGACACCCTTACAGCCAAAGCAATTACAACGGACAATTTGGAAGCCAAAGTTGCTACCTTAGGGTATTTGTCGGCTGAATCGGCAGACGTTAAATTTGCCACCATAGAAAGTCTTAAAGCGGTAGATGGGAAGATAGATACATTGTCCTCAAAGGCTATCACTACAGAAAACCTTAGTGCAAAGGTAGCAGACTTAGGCTATTTGTCAGCAGAGAGTGCAGATTTAAAATATGCAAACATCAAATTATCCAATATTGAAGTTGCGGATATTGCTACATTATTTACAGAAGTTGGTCTTATTGATAGAGCAACAATCGTAGAAGGACATATCACTGGTTTCTTAGATAGTGTTGAAGTCAACGCCGCAAACATTACGGCCGGAACCTTAGTGGCAGACAGAATATTGCTAAAAGGCGAAAATGGCTTGCTTTATTCGCTGAATAATTTAGGAGAACTTCAAAGTAAAACGATTGATACTTTGGATGGATATATACTTACTGACCGGACCGTAAATGCAGATAAAATAGTAGCAAAAAGCATAACAGCAAATGAACTTGATGTTGAAAAGGTTTTTGCGAATTCTGCTGTTATTAAAAAAATATTTTCGCAAGACGTGACGGCAACCGGAACCATCACTGGTGCAACATTAAAAGGTGCAAATGCAGAGATAGATAACGGTTTGATTGGTGGATTTAATATAAAGGAAGATGGAATATCAAAAGCATACACGAAAAGTAGCAGTGGAGCTTCCGAAAAGCAAGATTCATATGAATTAGACATATCAAGCAATGGTATTCCTTCATTTAAAGGAACTAGCCAAATATGGAAAGATAACAGTACAAAAGTTATTTATGAATCAATTTTTGATAACACATTAACAATAGACCAGTATATGTTTTTAAATAATTCAAATATAAAACAATCATGGTTTAGAACGAAGTTTGCTGATTCATATGCCGGAAATATAACCATATCCGAATTAACACCAGACGGAGTAGTGCGACAAAAAACTAGTTATGGACTAGGGTATGTAGCTAATAGATTATATGAAAATGGAGAACTATCGGAAGAACTCCCATTTATAGTCGATTCCCCCCTTAAAATACTCTCTAATCATAATGCATCACTGACGAATTACGACTTACAAATTTCGTCTAATACTGGAAATCATATGAATCTTGGACAAAGAACGATTCAAGCAGTCGATAAGAACAATGCTGCGACAACTTTATATTTAAACAGTTATGGAGGAAGTATTTCAATTGGTAGAGTTAATGGGGCTGGAACCACTACATTAAATGCTAATGTTGCTTTTGAAAAGCATTGTTCGAGTGTGACAACAACGACGCCGAGTTCAACCATTCTATATGGTATTACGATGAATGGTGGATTATTCAAAGCCGTAGTATTTCGCAACTATCCAATCGCTTCAGCATCACCTTGGGCGAGCATTGTTCAAACAGAGCTAATGCCTGGTGATTCCGGTGCAGCAGATGTTGTCCAGTATCACAACATGGTAACTGGTAGAGGTGAATGTGTTAGAGTGGCTTTTAATGCTAAGACTGGAAACCTAGCCGTTAATGCACAGTATAACGCCATAACCAATGATAACCTGAATGGAATAGCGATATTCCCAGTGTTACAATAAATAATTCAAATTAGGAGGTAAAAAGAAATGGATGAAAACAAAATCACAATCATTGACTACGTGGAGAAGAAATTGTCTGCTGAAATCGCAGAACTTAAGGTTCTGCTTGCAAAGACGGAGTTTAAGGCTTTTGCTTTGCAGGAAGAGAACGAGCGGTTGAAAGCACAGTTGGAAGAAAAAGAGAAAAAATCTGAAAAGGATGAATAATATTTTTGAACCCTACATATAATATATTACATGGCAATCCCATGTAATCAAGTTTCGGTTTGGGAGAGGGGTTGCAAATTCCCCTTTCCCTACAATTATATGCTAGGAGGAAATTTATGATAGGCGAACGCAGGAAATATAGAAGAAAGTTGAAGAAAATCATTTTTCAGATGAAAAACGTAGATTCGTTGAGATATTACTACGGGTACATTGCAGAAAAAGAAAGATTGAAAGGTAATAGTTATAAGGTATAATGAAATGGAGTAGGATAAAAACCCTACTCCGTTTTTTTTATGACAGTTTATCGTATCTTGATTTGATAGATGGTATTGTCATTTTTTTGTTTTTCTTTCCATCTCTCTTTAAGACGTAATAAGCGGTTCTTCTTACAGTTCCCCAGACAGAAAGCGTTTTCCCTCTTCTGTATCCATAATATTCTTGGTAGCCTTGGCTCATGTATACTTCATAGTATTTTCCACCAGACTTTACGATTACGGTCAAGTCACTATCCAATGTATCTTCCTTTACATTTTCTATTTTGCCCTTGATTTTTATTTTCTTTCCCTTGTACTTACCTTTTTTCAATTTGGAATAATTGTAGGATTTACACATTTTCTTATATTTCTTCTTTGATGGCTCTTTCTTGCCAGACCATCCCTCTTTGAATCCGTCGGCAAATTCTGAAAATATTCCCATTGTCCTTGCCGGTATAGCGGCTTTTGAAATTGTTGGAACACATACTGAAATAGTAAGCATTAGCGTTGTTGCTACTGTTAATAGTTTCTTCATAAAACACATCTCCAATCTTTTTTATTTACACAATAATGAATGGTATCATTATTGTGTATCAGTTTTGTTTGCTATCCAAAGCAGGTCAATTCCCTCTAAGATATATTTTCTGGCTTTCTCATCGAGGGTATAATATTTCTTAATGGCTTCTTTTAGTTCTACATCTTCTGAAATATGAGCGTCCAAAAGGGCATCTTCTTCTGAATATGTTTTATCTTTTCCATTAACCAAATAATCAATAGAGCAATCTAAGCATTCTGCAATTTTTCTAATTTTTGAAATTTTAGGCTCACTTTTACCCTTTTTCCAATCGGAAAATGTACTTTTGGGAAAATCACAATATCTTGCTACTTTTGCATCATTTAAACCTTTTAAATCTCTTAATTTACAGTATCTTTCGTACATAGAAAATCTCCTTATCAAAAAAAGTTGCAATTTCTCAACTTTTAGGGTTGACAAACAAGACTTCCTAATGTATTATAAAAACAAGTTAGGAAATCTCAACCAATTCAAAATTGAGAAATTTATATTATGTTTTTTGCACAATTCATAGTATATACGATTTTCTAACTTTTATCAAGACATAGTTGTGAAAATCGAACAACTAAAAAGGATTTTCGGTAAAAAGACTGTTAGTGTGCCGTCACTAACAGTCCTTTACCCCAATTTTTATACCGTATGCACTTTGCAGTCTTTCGACGCATTGTACGACACCAATGCTTCTTAAAGCACTCTGCCACTTATGCAGTTTGGGTTCAGCATAATTTATTGCCATTAGTTGGCAGATTGCAAGGAACAAGCGGTGTAGTGTGACAAATATCGGAATGTCAACCTCGAGTTTTTAACGAACTTCTCTGTTCGGCTACGCTACACTTGATGTTACATTTCACTCCATTTTAACGTGCTGTGGCTTCACGATTGCGACCTTGCAAATGCGGAACAGGCAAATTCAAAATTGCTTTCAAGGTATACACCTCCTAAGATGAATTTACCTAAAATGGCTTATTTATTATAACGAAAATCCTAACGCAAGTCAAGAAAGGAGATGAGATTTTGGACAAGGGAAATAGAAAGAAAAGTTTTAAAAAGTTAGAATTGCTTGTTAATTCGAGAAACATTACCTTTTATAAATTGGCTGATGAACTCGGATTGGCTAGAAGTACTTTTTCGGATTGGAAATCTGGGAAATCAATGCCAAAGACGGATAAACTGATTAAGATTTCGAATTACTTTGGTGTAGAAATTTCCTATTTTATTGAGTAAAGAAAGGAGTAGACATGAACGATTTACAGATTTTTGAAAATTCAGAGTTTGGAAAAATCCGTACCATTACAAAGGATAATGAGCCTATGTTTTGCTTGGCTGATGTGTGTAAGGCACTTGAACTTACAAATAGCAGAAGTGTAGCGGATAGATTAGAAGATGACGAGCGGTGTAAGTTAGACTTACCCCGTCAGGGCGAGACTTGGTTTGTTACAGAAAGCGGATTGTATGCTGTTATTCTTCGTAGTGATAAGCCGAATGCAAAGAAGTTTCGTAAATGGGTAACTGGCGAGGTGCTTCCATCTATCCGCAAGAATGGCGGTTACATTGCCAATCAGGAGAATCTTACTCCGGAACAGATTGTAGCCAACGCATTAGTTGTGGCACAGAACATCATAACTCAAAAGGACAAGCAGATTGAGGAAATGACACCAAAGGCGAATTACTTTGACGCTTTGGTAGATAAGAAATTGAATACCAACATCCGTGACACCGCAAAGGAACTTGGTGTTGGAGAAAAAGCATTTGTTTCTTTCCTTATTGAAAAAGGATATGTGTTCCGGCAGGGGAAACATAGAAAATTGCGTCCATATGCCAAATATGCAGAGAGCGGAAACGGCTTGTTTGTCTTAAAGGATAAGCACAACGAGCAGAACGGTTGGACAGGACAGCAGATGTATGTCACTCCAAAGGGAAAAGAAACATTCCGTCTGCTTTTGGAAGAAAGGGAGTGAGCCTATTATTCAGAAGATGATATTGGCGGTTCTGACGTTTCTTCTTATTATAACGGTGGCAACAAGCGTGTTTAAGGATGTATACGCTTACGAGCCGGAATATGCACAAGAAGATACGTTATTTATAAAAACAGAAGAACCGCAGGCAAATGTGATTCCAAACGCAAATATGAACAGTTCTTTGGAATCCGCAAAATACATAAAGCAAAAGAAAAAGAAGTACAAGAAAAGAAAAGGAGTTAAATTCTTAATAACTGCATATTGTCCTTGTTGCGATTGTTCAGAGGGGTACGGAAAGATAACTTCTACTGGCAAGATACCGAAGCAGGGAAGAACAATAGCGGTTGACCCTAAAGTCATACCGTACGGAACCAAGGTAAAAATCAAAGGTCTTGGAACATTTATAGCCGAGGACTGCGGCGGTGCGATAAAGGGAAATAGAATTGATATATACTTTGAATCTCATGCAGACACAGAGAGATTCGGAGTACAAAGAAGAACAGTATTCATATTAGGAAAGGATGAGTGACAATGATTAAGACAGATGCTAAACCGGCAACACCAGAATTGATTGCAAATTTAATTGAACTTGGTGCAATTTATGTAAAAGACGGAGAGTTTTATGCAAATGAACCGGGAACATACAAAAAAGAAAAGGAATAGCACCCTTGACCGCAAATCAAACTGCTATTCCAGTAGTAAATAACTATGTGTTATTTGCGCTCATTTTATCAAATAAGGAGTGAAAAGTCAAGATGAATACAATTTTATTAAGAGGTACCGTGGCGAGTAAGATTAAATTCTCTCATTCGTCGCATGGTGAGAACTTTTATGAATTTCGCTTAAAAAGCGAAAGAAAAAGCAAGAAAGAGGATATTCTAATCTGCTTGGTTCCAGAGATTATTTTGGAAAAGTGTTTAATCAAAGAAAACGAGAAGATTGAAGTCCAAGGAGAAATTCGGACTATCAATAGGAAAAATTATAAGCACATTTATGTATTTGTGCAGGATGCCATGTGCGGTGGAGAGGTAAATTTATTGTCGGACGTAAATGAAGTAAAAATGGATGCGTATATTTGTATTCAACCTAATTTACGGCGCACATCTGCTTCCAATAGAAGAGTATGTGATGTCATTGTCGCAAGCAACCGACAATACGGCTCCGACTATATTCCATGCATAGCATGGGGGAGATATGCTACATACGTTTCAAAATGCGATGTAGGTACTCATCTGGAAATTATCGGAAGATTGCAGAGCCGTGAATATCACAAGCAGATGGACGATGGCACAGTAGCAGTAAAAACCGCTTTTGAAGTATCAGTTTCAAAAGTCAAAGAAATCGGAAAGGAGAATGAGGAATGATTTTGAAATCATTGCACTTGGAAAATTTCAAAGGGATTAAAAGCCTTGATGTAAATTTTTCCAAGAAAACAAAAATCAAAGGTCAAAATGCAAGTGGTAAAACAACAGTGTTTGACGCTTTTACATGGCTTTTGTTCAACAAGAACAGTGCCGGAGAGGAGAAATTCAATGTTCGTCCATTAGATAAGGATGGGAAACGCATTGATGATGTGGAAATTAAGGTTGTTGCTGTCTTAGATGTGGATGGCAAGGAAGTTGAACTTTCAAAGGTTCAGAAGCAGAACTGGGTTAAGAAAAGAGGTACAGATACAGTTTCTTTGCAGGGGAATGTCAATTCATTTGAGATTGACGGCTACCCAAAGAGTGAAGCGGATTTCAAAGAATATGTTGCAGGACTTGCAAAGAGCGAGGATATGTTTAAAATGCTTACAAATCCGCAGTATTTCAACTCTATGAAATGGAAAGACCAGAGAAAAATCTTAATGAAACTTGTTGATGATTTTTCGGACGTAGAACTGGCAAAGACAGACGAAAGGTTTTTACCGTTGATTAGTGAATTAGAAAAAGCACCGTCAGTTGAAGATATTCGCTCAAAATTCCAAAAGATGCTTTCGGAGTGGAAGAAGAAGCAGGCTGAAATTCCGGTCCGGATTGATGAAGCTGAAAAATCCAAAGTTGATGTAGATGCCGCAGAGCAGGAACTTAAAAAATCAGACTTGGAAAGACGCATTTCTGAAATTTACGAAAAAATTTCAGATACTAACGGTGCATTAAAGAAATTGCGAGACGAGGACATGAGATTGCAAATGGATATGTCAGGTATTTTGCAGAGCATGAACGATTCCTTGTCTGAAAAAAAAAGAAAAATCGAATCGTCCAATGCGGAAGTTACTCGTGAACTGGAGAACACAAGAAATAAGATTCAGATTGCGGAAAATGCAATCAAATTAAATGAAAGAAGCATTTCTGATACTGACGTTGAACGAAAGAAGTTAGGCGAACAGTACAACGCTGAAAAAGCAAAGGTATTTGATGAAACACCGTTTTTGTTTGATGAATCGAAATGGGTGTTTGATGAAAGCAGTACAGTATGTTCTTTGTGCGGACAGCCATTGCCGGAGGACAAGATTGAACAGTTAAAGGCTGACTTTGAATCAAGAAAAGTGAAAGCTAAAGAAAGTGCTGCTAAGAGATTGTCGGATGCCAAAGAAGCGTTTATGTCAGAGAAAAAAGATAACTTGGAACGCATTAAAGCGTTTGGTTTTGATAAGAAGCATACCATTGACGGCTTAACAGAAAAGAATAAGGAATTAAATGTAGAGATTGAATCCTTGAAAAAACGTGAGCAGGAATTAGTTGCAAAGGGCGAAGAGCTTTCCAAACAGTTAGATGAAATTCCTAAAGAAGCTGACTATACGCAGAATGAGGAATACATGAAACTGCATGAACAAAGGGAAAAGGTTTTTGCTGAAATTGAAAAAGAAAAATCTTCCTGGTACAACGAGCGTATCGCAGAGTTGCAGGACGAGAAGAAAGAAATGGAATCTGAACTTTATTCTGTAAAAGAAATTCTTGCCAAAGCATCTATGAATGTTGATATTGACGAGCGTATCGCAGAGTTGCAGGACGAGAAGAAAGAAATTGGACAGAAAGTTGCCGACCAAGAGCAGATTCTTTATCTTTTGGAAGAATTTGTTCGGTTCAAACTTAACAAGATTTCTGAATCCATCAATAGCCATTTTGACACTGTAAATTTCAAACTTTTTGAAATGCAGTTAAACGGTGGTATGAGAGATTGCTGTGAATGTACGGTGAATGGTGTTCCGTATTCAACTTTGAATAGCGGTCATAGAATTGTAGCCGGACTTGATATTATCCGTTCTTTGAGCAAGATGTATGGCGTTGAATGTCCTATTTTTATTGACAATGCTGAATCGCTGAATGAATTTAATGTGCCGGATATGGATGCACAGTTAATTCTTTTGAGTGTTTCAGATGACAAAAAATTAGAAGTGGAGGTTTTGGAATGAATTATATCAAAGCAAAATTTCTAAACAGTAGCAGAAGTTATACATACCGCACCGAGGATTCGTTAAAAGCCGGTGATACGGTTGTAAATGCAAAAGGAACGAAACTGACGGTCACTGATGAAATAGTGGATATGAAGTGGGTTGAATCCTATGGTGCTGAAAAAGTAGCAGTTGTAAAGAAGTATGAAGAGCCGGCAGATGCCGTAGAAAGCGAGGATAAATAATTATGGCAGAGAAAAAAACAGAAGTAGCAAATACTAAAGAAAAAGAACAGGCAGGACTTGTTGTGAACAATGCATTTGTTGATGGATTGGTATTGCAGTTAAAGCAGAAAGAGGAGTATGGCCTTACTTTCCCACCTGATTATAACTATCAGAATGAACTTATGGGAGCATATCTCATTTTGAAAGAAACAAAAGACAATTCAAAGAATCCAGTATTGCAATCTTGCTCACAGACATCTATTGCAAATACTTTGATGGACATGGTTACCCTTGGAGTTTCCATGCAGAAAAAACAGTGCTATCCGGTAGCATACGGCGGTAAATTGCAGTGTCAGATTTCGGTGTACGGAAATACTTGCATCGCACGTAGATACGGATTAAAAAGCATTGACGCCATGTGCATCTATGATGGTGACGAATTTAAGTACCATATTGAAAATGCAAGAATCGTAATTGATTCACATTCGCAGGATTTTCTTAACATCGACAAAGATAAGATTGTTGGTGCTTATGCAATTGTTACTATGGATGATGGTAGCCAGTATGTAGAACTTATGAGTATGGCAATGATTAAGCAATCTTGGAAACAGGGATTTGGTTATAAAGAGACTGGTTCCGGAACTCATCAGAAGTTTACAGACCAGATGGCTATGAAAACGGTCAAAAACCGCGCCTTAAAGTACATCATTCGTACATACGGTACACAATCCGTAAACGATGCATATGACAACGCAGAATCAACAGAAACAGACGATAGAACCGCTATTGATGTTGAAAATGATATTGAGGAAAATGCTAATTCAAAGCCATTTATTGTCGATGTTGACGCAAAAACAGTCATTGAAGATTGTGCCTCCACAGAGCAGAATGCAGATGTTGTTGATGCGGAAGATTCAAAAGATGATAGCGATGGAATTGACTTTTTGAATTAAAAGAAAGAGAGGAATAAATATGATTATTGTTGATGATGAAAGGGTGAAAATCAAAGGAAATTAAGTTGAAGTAGCAGAGGATTTTGCTTCAATCGTACTTGTGTTGCGAGATGGTTTTGGTAAAGAAAGACTTGCAAAATTATTTACATTGGCACTTATTTCCGAATCTGGTTCAGATGAAGGGAGAGAATCATGAGAATTATAAGCCAAAACGGAACAATTGATGTTCCATACGATATGTGTTGTGTTTGGAGACAGGAAGAGGTTATTTACTGCCGTGTTGTTGGAAATGATGACAATATTTTGATGGCTGCTTATTCTTCTAGCGAAACAGCTGAAATGGTATTGGAACGATTTAAAGATAATGCTTTAGCTCTTTTGCTGGATGTGCAAGTTGGAAAAATCACAAAAGAAAATGCTAATGATTTTTATTATCAGTTTCCAAAAGAGGATTTGCTGGTTGAAAGGATTATTCCAAAAGGTGGGAAACTTCCTTTGTCAGATATTTATCGTAATAGAAAGGATTTTTCTAATGAAAATTGTAAGAGCTTGTAAATTGTGCGGGAAACCGCAGAAAAAGGATGAAAAACGTTCTAACGAAAATTGGAATGTATATGGTAATGAAAAATGTAAATGCGGCGGTTCTTTTACATACATGGATTCAAAAGATGCCGAGAGGTTGAGAAAAGGTGATGCATAATTGAAACTTAAAGTATTAGGCTCCGGTTCTTCCGGTAACTGCTACATCCTAGAGAATGAAAACGAAGCCTTGATAATAGAGGCTGGTTTGCAGTTCATGGAAGTTAAAAAAACATTAAATTTTAATGTAATGAAGATAGCTGGTGTGATTGTAAGTCACGAGCATGGAGACCATGCACGCTATATAAAAGACTTTATGCAATCTGGCATCAATGTTTACACGGCAGTTGAAACTCAAAAGGTAATTGGAGATTCTACTGGAGAACGTACAGTAGCCATACAACCGCTTAGAGAGTACCAAATTGGCAGTTTTACAGTCACACCGTTTAATGTACCGCATGAAACGGAAATTGAGTGTTACGGCTATTTAATCAAGCATGAGGAAATGGGGAAGTTACTGTTTTTAACAGACTTGGAATATTGCAAGTATAACTTCTCTGGATTGCAAGTAGAACACGTCATGTGTGAATGTAACTACTCGATGGAATTTGTTGACCGTAACGAACCAAACTATGAACACCGCCTACGAGGGCATATGAGCCTTGATACGGCACTTAAATTCATATCTACCAACGATAATCCGGCATTGCGAAATGTCGTGCTAATACACTTATCAGATAAAAGCGGAAATCCAACACTTTTCAAACAAAAGGTGGTAGAAACGCTTAAATATGACACAGAAGTTTATGTTGCAGAGAAAGGTTTAGAGGTTGATTTTAACCTTTGCCCTTTCTAGAAAGGTGGAATGACTTATTAACAAAGTAATTTTAATTGGCAGATTAACAAGAGACCCAGAAATCAGATATACGCAGGGAGAAAATTCAATGGCAGTAGCAAGATTTACTCTTGCAGTAGACCGCAGATTTAAAAGAGACAATCAACCTACGGCTGATTTTATAAGCTGCATTTGCTTTAGAAAAACGGCTGAATTTGTTGAAAAATACTGTAGTAAAGGGAAAAAGTTGGCGGTTGAGGGTAGTTGGCAGACTGGAAGTTACACTAATAAGGATGGAGACAAGGTATATACAAATGATTGCCTTGTTGATAATTGCGAGTTTGCTGAAAGCAAGTCAACCGAAGAACAGAATCAGAAAAAGGATGATAACACTGGAAATGATGATTTTATGAACATTCCGGATGGTATTGAGGATGGATTACCTTTTAACTAGAGCCTATGGCGGTTGCCAAGCGTGACCGCCAAATAATAAGCAGAAAGGAAGTGATTTAGATGGTTATTTTTGAAGATGAGGGGCAGCAGAGCGGAAAGCATTTGAAAAAACATCATTACTGGAGCGATTCCAACATTGAGGTTAAAAGAGTTCCGCTTCCGGTTGGTGATTACATAATTGCTAACGAGAAATCTATTGATGTTATTTCACGTAAGGAAGATAGAGGAATGAAAGTTAAAAAGATGGATTTCCTTGGAACTTATGATGTATCTGTAGATACTAAGAAAGATATGCAGGAGATTGTAGGAAACATCTGCGGACGTCAGCATGGAAGATTTCGTGATGAGTGTATTCTTGCTCAAAACAACGGAATCAAACTTTATGTATTGGTAGAAAACGAAGATGGAATCAAATCCATTGAAGATGTTTTTAAGTGGAACAATCCACGACTTCACCGATATAACAAAATTGCTTATATGCACCGGATTGGTAAATGGGGAACAACAAAATTGCCAAAAGCAAGACCTACAGCCGGTTCCACGTTGGCAAAGGCAATGATTACTATGGAGAAGAAATACGGCGTTAAGTTTGTTTTTTGTTCGCCAAGAAATGCAGGAGAAAAAGTTGTTGAATTATTAAGCAAAGGAGTTGAAACGAATGGCTGACAAGCGGATGTTTTCACGAAAATTGATTAGTTCGGATGTGTTTTTGGACATGCCATTAACTGCACAAGGATTGTTTTTTCATCTGTGCATGAGAGCCGATGATGATGGATTTGTAGATGCTCCAAACCGAATTGTAAGAGAATGCCAGGCAACTCCAAAAGACCTTGAAATCCTTGAAAGGAAGAGATACATACTCACGTTTGAAAACTCTAACGTGGTACTTATCAAACATTGGTTTCTGCACAACTCAATTGCAAAGGACCGGTACACGCCAACACTGTATACAGATGAAAGGTCGAGAGTCACCTTAAAATGTGGCAAGATGTACCCGAATTGTAGCAAGAGTGACAACAAGAACTATACGGAAATAAAACGTACAGATAACGACTTGGAAACGAATTGTAACCAAACCGATAACAAAGTGGAGCGTAGAGAAGATAAGGTAAGAGAAGAAAAGAAAAGTGATATTGTCGAGCAGAGCACGACGGACACCTCTTTGGTGAAAGAAATTATTGATTATTTGAATGAAAAGACTGGTGCAAGTTACAGATACAGCACCAAAAAGACACAAAGCCTTATCAATGCAAGGCTTAAAGAAAAATTCACTTTGGAAGATTTCAAACGTGTAATAGACAGTAAATGCAACGATTGGAAATCAGACGAGAAGATGAAAGAGTATTTGCGGCCAGAAACTTTGTTTGGAACGAAGTTTGAGAGTTATCTTCAAAATGCTCCAAAAATTGCACAGCCTAGAGCAGAGCCGGAAGAGATTGTTCCGGAAGTTGAGGAAGAGGAAGTAGGTGAGGACTGGTAATGCGATATAAAGTTTACGAGTTTAACCCGGATGATGCTTACAACTTTGCTCGTCATGTTGGAATTGAGGTTAAAGAACACGGCGGCGAACTGTTTTTTAAGACTTGCCCTTATTGCAAGCCAAGAGCCACAAGAGGAAATGTTCGCACCTTTTCCATAAATCTTAAAACTGGACAGTTTAAGTGTTTAAGAGCCAGTTGTGGAATATCCGGCAACATGGTAACGCTTTCAAAGGACTTTGACTTCTCACTTGGTAACGAGGTTGACGAGTATTATCGTCCAAATAAAAAATACAAGCGGTTGAAGCAACCCAAGGAAGCAATCAAACCAAAGCCGGAAGCGATTCAGTATTTGGAAAGCCGTGGTATATCCGAAGAAGTTGCCAAAAAGTACGAAATTACCGTACAGACTAGCCATCCAAACATTCTTGTTTTTCCGTTTTATGACGAAAAAGGCGTGCTTCAATTTGTCAAGTACAGAAAAACGGATTTTGATAAAACAAAGGATGCTAACAAGGAGTGGTGCGAAGCAAGCACAAAGCCGGTATTGTTTGGAATGAAGCAATGTGATGATAGTTTTGATACGCTTGTAGTCACAGAGGGGCAGTGCTTTGATGGAAAAGCTGAAATATTAACTCCGGATGGATGGGTTTCTTTTGAAAATTATTCCGGTCAAAACGTATTGCAAGTAGATGAGAAAATGAATGGTACGTTTATAAGACCAAAAAGACTAATAATCAAGAGACACATCGGAAAGATGGTTAGGTGTGAAATTGGTGGAAATTATGAAACGTACACCACGGACGACCATAACCTTGTACTTCTGAACCAAAAAGGGAAAGTAGTAAAGAAAAAAGCAGGAGAAAAGATAAGTGCAGGATATAAGATTCCAACTACTGTAAGTATTGATTTGGAAGAATACAAGGATTGGACAGATGAAATGTTTGCCTTGTATATAGCCATAAGTGCCGATGGAACAATTGACTACAGAAAAAACACTGGAAAGATAAAAGCAAAAACAGATAGGTATGTAAGAATCTCAATAGCATTAGAGCGAAAATCAAAGAGATTAAAAGAAATCTTGGAGAGATTAAATATTACATACTCGTGCAACAAGGATTCACGTAACTATGATTCGATATGCTTTCATTGTCCGGATTGGCTTACATCCAAATACTTACCGTATGGATTTGCTACTGGAACAAGCGTTAAACAGAAGAAATTCATAATTGAGGAAATGGTAAAGTGGGATGGAAATAAGGTAAAAGGAAGAAATCAATACGAGTATTCAACGATATTAAAACACAATGCTGACGTAATGCAACTTATAGCATCGTGTTGTGGCTATATGTCAACGATAATGACGAAGCAAAATGGCGGAAACGGTAATTTTATAAAAAGCTATTGCTACAAAGTATCGGTTCTTTTGGGAAAAAGTTATGTGAGTACACAGAGCTTTGAAACTCATAAAAGGTTTGAGGAAGTAGACCAAAGAGTTTATTGTGTTTCGGTTGATACAGGCATGATACTTGTTAGACAAAACGGCAGGATAAGCGTAAGCGGTAATTGCGATTCATTAGCAGTTGCTACGGCAGGCGTACCAAACGTAGTGTCCGTTCCAACCGGTGCCAAAGGATTTACATGGATTCCCTATTGTTGGGATTGGCTTTGCAAATGGAAAAAAATCATCGTTTTTGGAGATTTTGAGAAAGGCTCAATATCTTTGTTGGATGAACTTGCAAAACGTCTAAAAGACCGTGTAGAACACGTCAGAGAGGATAATTATAGAGATTGCAAGGACGCAAACGAGATACTTCTCAAATATGGAGCAGAGCAGGTTAGAAAATGCGTTGAAGAATCGGTTAAGCTGCCAATCGACAATGTGATTGATTTGGCAGATGTAAAGGAACTTGACCCATACAGCATCGAAAAGATACCGACCGGTATTGCGGATGTAGACAACTTGCTTTGCGGAGGAATCCCATTCGGTGTTGTTACCATCGTTACTGGAAAATCAGGAAAAGGAAAATCAACTTTTGTAGGGCAGATTATAACAAGAGCATTAAACAAAGGTGACAATGTTTTTGTATATTCGGGGGAAATGCCAAATTATCTTTTTAAGAATGCGATTGATTTTCAAATTGCTGGACCGGCAAACGTAGTGGAAGAAGATAGGAGAGATTATGTAAAGCGTTACGTTCGCAAATCTGCGAAAGATAAGATTGTAGAGTGGTATCGTGGAAAGTGTATGCTTTACGACCGCACTATGGTTAAAGATGAAGATACTGACTTGCTAAATACGATTGAACGTATGATAGTAAGCCAAAATGCGAGAGTTATTGTGATTGACAATTTAATGACAATGATAAACAAAACAAGAGTTAAGGGAAGTAAGTTAGAAGCACAGAGCGAAGTTTCAAACGCACTAGAGGATATGGCTAGATTTTACAATGTTTGTATTATCTTAGTTGCACACAAGAGGAAAGATAGCGGAATTGATGATGAAGATATGGACGATTCGATTCGTGGGGATTCAGATATTGTCAATTCGGCAGGAGTGATTATTCACTACAACGTAAATAAAGATGAGAATACGATGGAAAATTATCCGAGAATAATTTCGGTTACTAAAAATCGTGTATTTGGAAGAACTTCATACAGAGGTTGGAAAGTACACTACGATGAAAAGTCCAAACGAATCTACGGAGACCACGATGATTTGAATATTTGTCTTGGTTGGGATAATGAAAGCGGTGGATTTGTCGAGGACTACGATAATTCAATATTTAGTTAGGTGGTGTTTATATGGGAAGCGTAAATGCATCGCAGATTCCAGAAGAACAGCATATGTGGACTGATATTTGGAATTGGCGTAAGAAATATTACTACCCGGAAGATGATGATTCTTGGTGGAAAGAGTTTGTAGAAACTGGCATTGCAATAGGAGAAAAATATGCAACTAAATTATCGCATGAGATTATTTTTGCAATTTTTAATGATGTGCAAAATCGCAGTAAAAAATTGAAATCAACGGAGGTATTGAAATGAAAGAAGCAATTAAATTAGTTGAAAAGGCTCTTGAAATTTTGAAGAGCGAAGAGAAAAAGGAAAAGGTTGTTTTGAATTCCTTGAAACCTGGCGAAACATTCATGATTGGAAAACATGAATTTATTGTTTTGGAACAGAATTACGAAACGACAAACGTAATCTCCAAAAACCTTATGGCTGAAAATGTTCGGTTTGATGGAGATACAAGAGATTACAATAAATCTGCTTTGAAAAAGTATATTGACGAAAAAATCAAGCCTATTATTTTGGAAAATGTCGGTGCTGGAAATCTTGTTGAGCATTCCGTGCCATTGACGAGTGTTGATAATCAGAACGAGTTTAATGATTGTATTTGTGAGGTTCGCCCTATTACTTTTGACGAAGCCAGAGAATACAATGATTTGCTTGTGAATGAAGATTTGACAGATTACTATTGGACAATTACACCGTGGTCTACTGCTGAAAGAGGGTTGAAGTATGCTATTGTAATTGTTTCGCCGTCCGGCGGCATCAACTACAACCATTGCGACAGCAAGGACGGCGTGCGCCCTTTCTGTATCTTAAAATCTAATATCTTTGTATCGAAAGGAGAATAATATGGACTTAGAAAAAAGAGTTGAAATGCTTGAAAAGCGGATTGATAAATTGGAAAGTGAAAATATGAAAGAACGGCTTACTGGATTGAAAGTCGGCGATTATTTTGAAGTTGCCGGAACAAAATGGAGAATCCTTGACATCAAACCTTGCGGATATGTTTGTCTTTCAGATGCATTAGAGGAAAGAAAAATTTTTGATTCGGAAACAAACAATTGGATACTAAGTAGTCTGCGTGAATATCTCAATAACGATTTTTATAAGAAAATTGCTGATGAGATTATGGAAAAAAATATTCTTCCGTTTGAAAGAGATTTATTGTCTCTTGATGGACAGACGGAATATGGAAATTGCACGGATTATGTATCTCTTCTTTCCATTGACGATTACAGACTATACAGAAAATTGATTCCTAATAATGAACAGTGGTGGTGGCTGCTCACTCCTTGGAGTACACCTTGCAACGGATATGAAACGCAAGTATCGGTTGTTTCGCCGTCCTGCTTCTACGACGGCGATTGCTACGACGAAATCGGCGTGCGCCCACTTTGTATCTTTTCACCTAATCTCTTTGAATCGGAGTGATGATTATGGCAAGTAAAGAACTTACTGTAATTCTAAAAGCAAAAGATTTAGCAAAGCACACTTTGGAAAAGACATCAAATTGTAATCACTATCCAAAGAAATTTAGATTTTCTCTTGTGGACAAGATGCAGAACAAGTCGCTTGAAATCTACGAATGTTTGATTGAAGCAAATAGGACGGATATAAAAGCATACAAGAGAGAACGATTAGAGTTGCAGACAAGAGCAATAACACATTGTGATGAACTCTTGTATTACATAGAGTTATCAAACAGTTTAGGACTAATCAACATAAAATGTGTCGGTCATTGGTCGAAAATGGTATGCGATGTAAAGCATATGGCAATCGCATGGAGAACAAAAGACAAAGAAAGATAAAATCATAGGTTATGTGCTGCTTAATCGGTTGTTTCGCCGTCCGGCAACATCAACAACAACAATTGCAACAACAAAAACGGCGTGCGCCCATTCTGTGACAAACAGACAGTTAGAGTAGGCATTAAGCCGAAATCAGAGAAAGATACAGAAAAGCACATGACCTTTCCTAAAAGGATAAATACAAAGGAGTTTTTATTATGGATGATAAAAGTATTATATGCAATTTTGAAAACCTTTATAACGCTTATAAACGTGCTAAGGCAGGTAAAAGGCGCAATGAAAGTTGTGCTAGATTCCAAACAATGAGCCTGGATGGCGTTCATATCTTGCTAGAGCAGTTGAAAAACAAAACCTACAAGATGAATCCATATAACGAATTTAAGGTTTACGAGCCTAAAGAACGATTGATACGTTCTTGTTCGTTTAAGGATAAGGTTGTTCAGCATTGCTTATCTGATACGATTTTACATCCAAGACTGGAAAACCAGTTTATCAAGACAAACTATGCCGGGCAGAAAAACAAAGGAACATTGTTCGGCATGGATTGTCTGAAAAAACAGATGTTAGAGTTTTACCAAAAACACAAGTTAGATGGATGGATTTTGAGATGTGATGTAACTAAATTCTTTTATAGTATCGACCACGAGATATTAAAAGATATAGTTGACTATTACTTCCCGGACAATTACATAATGTGGCTTAACCATTTTCTTATTGATAGCACAGATGGTATCGGGGTGCCATTAGGAAATCAAGTGGCTCAAATATATGCTTTGCTTATGCTTGACGGATTAGACCATATGGTTACTGGCGAGTTTGGAATCAATCTTTATGGAAGATATATGGATGATTTCTATTTGATACACCAAGACAAGGAATATTTGAAATGGTGTCTTGATTGCATAAATCAGTTTGTAGAAAGCCTTGGTTTGACACTAAACGGTAAAACGCAAATTGTTCCGTTCAAGTGTGGAATACCATTTCTGGGGTTCCACCACTACATAACTAAGGATGGAAAGTATATACGCAGGCTAAAAGGTGAAAACAAGCGAAAAATCCGTAAAAAAATAAGAAAGTGGGTAAAACTCGTTAAGTCCGAAAGAATGACTGAAACAAAATTTTATGAGAAATACAATGCATGGAAAAATCATGCGTCGCACGGAAATTGCGTTAAGTTGTGCCATTCAATGGACTTATATGTGGAAAAGTTGTTTAAATCAAACATAGATAGCAGGTGATGATATGAATGAATAATTAAATATTTTTTCTGTATTTAGAAGAAATTTTGAAATAAATAACAAAATTCGTTTAATTGAATTATTTGCCTGAGTAGGTTCACAAGCTATGGCACTTAAAAGATTAGCAGCGGACTTTGAACATTACAAAGTTGTTGAATTTGATAAGTATGCAATCAAAAGTTACAACGCAATTCACGGAACAGATTTTATGAAAATTCCAGACGGAATTGAAAACGAATTACCATTTGATTAGGAGTTGATTTTATGGAAAAAAAACACACAATGTCAGACCTGTACCAGATGCAATCACTTCCATTATCTGTAAAAGTAAGAATGACGGCAAGGCGAATTGATGATTGGGTAAGCGAGTTTGGAGAAGATGGTGTTTATCTTTCGTTTAGCGGTGGAAAAGATAGCACCGTTTTAGCACACATAGTCAGAATGATTTGCGGATATAGGAATATCCCACTTGCATTTGTGGATGTTCCAACACAATATCCAGAATTAAAACAATTTGCCATGACATTTGACAACCTTGAGATTTTGAAACCGAAAATTTCATTTGCAGAAGTTTGTAGTAAGTATGGATTTCCATTATTTTCAAAAGAAATATCAGAATGTGTTGCAGATAGCAGAAAATACATTAGAATCCTTACAGACAAACAGACAAACAGACAAACAGACAAACAGAGATTCCGTTTGCTTATCGCATAGCCGACTTGATAGGAATAGACAGGAGAGAAGACAAAGAAAACAAAGCATTTGCGGATTTAAAGATGGGGAATATCCCTAGCGAAATTCTGAAAGCACCTATCAGAGTAAAACAGTTATTTGGTGTCAAGTGTGAAGATTTTGGCAGTATGTATGACAGGTCAAAGTACTTATTTATGCTAAATGCACCATTTGAAGTATCTAATCAATGTTGCAAGGTAATGAAGAAACAGCCTATGCACCAATACAACAAAGATACAGGCAGAGTGCCTATTACCGCTCAAATGGCTAGCGAAAGTAAATTAAGGACTTCACAATGGTTACAGAATGGTTGTAATGGATTTGATTTGAAAATTCCAACAAGTAATCCCATGTCATTTTGGACAGAACAGGATGTGTTGTTTTACATTAAAGAAAATAATCTGCCAATATGTTCAGTTTATGGCGAAGTAGTTACAGATTACGAATCTATGGGGCAATGTGAAAATCAGATGTCATTTGCTGATTTTGGGATTTTTGATAAGGAAAGACCATTGCTGAAAACTACAGGCTGTCAAAGAACAGGCTGTGTACTATGCGGATTCGGTTGCCACTTAGAGAAAGAAAGCAGATTTTTAAGACTGAAAGAAACACACCCCAAATTCCATAATCTGCTTTACATCTTGAAAAACAATGGCATTACCTATGCCGAAGCTATCGATTGGGTAAATGAACATGGTGGATTTAATATTAAATACTAAAAACTAAGAAAGGAGCAAATGAAATGTTAAAAAGACAATATCCAATAATGATGGGTTTGGGAACAAAGATTTTAACCGCATATCATCATCCAAATTTTAAGAATGGTTTGATGTTTGCAATCTTGGACAGTAAGAAAAAATTTCCAAGAGGTCACAATGCAAGCAACGATGAATTAAAACAGTCAATGTCTACGGTCAGAGCAGAAATATATTTTAGTGATATTGATACACTTGACGGATTTATCAAGCATCTAAAATATGAGCGAGATTTGTGGGCGGAAAAGATTGAGAAGAAAGGAGTAAACAATGGAAAGATTGACTAATAGCGAAAAAGAAATACCTACGTTGATTGATAATGCTGAATACTGGCGGAAAGCGTACTTTAAATTAAAAGAGTATGAGGATTTAGAGGAACAGAGCAGACTTCTTAAATTGCCACTTGCTGATGATAAAGTAGAACACAGAGAATGTGTTCATACTAAAGCAACTTGTCACCACGAAGAGTGTAAGTGTTCTGAATGTCCATTGACGGAGTTATTTTTGGTGTTACGAAGAGGCTTATGCAAGTAGATGTCTTGCTGGCATTGAATTAGGAGAATCCAAAGCAGAAACAAAACTGAAAGAATTGAGGTGTAACAATGATTGATTGTAATATTTGCAAGCATAAAGAAGATTATTGTATAGGGTGCAAACACGGTGAGTTGTTTGAGAGAAAAAATGTGTCAGAACCTAAAAAAATATCAGTTAGTAATGGAAATGAATATTGCGGACATTGTGGTTATTTGTGTGACTACGCAAGAGGATATAAAAAGTTTTATTGTATTAGGTGCGGCGGACTTAATTTAAGAAGTTAGAAGAATTGAGAGGTGCTGAATGAATCGTAAGAAACGCTATGGTGTCTGGAACACCAAAAAGAAAGAATTTCAATTTGGTATTTGCGAACCAAGCAAAACAAAAGCAAGAAAGAAACTATTTGAAAAGATTGGAAAGGATGCCTACAAATACAGATTTCAAATCAAAGAATTGAAACTAGGCAATCCAAAGGCTGAAAAATTACTTACTATAGAAATTGGAGGTGAATAACAATGACTAACGCAGACAGAATCAGGAATATGTCGGATGATGAGTTGGCAGTTTTTCTTACAAAATTCAAAAATACGTTTGGCGAAGAATATGAGGGAGAATTTAGTTGTATGGATTGGCTTCAATCAGAAGCAGAATAGGAGGAAGTATGAGCAACAATTTAGAATTTATGAAAGAGCATAATTGTAAACATCTAAAAAACTGTAAGTTTGCTAGTGTTGTGAAATATCAGTATTCGGATGATAAAAAAGGA